AAAAAAAAAAAAAATTTTTTCCAAAAAAAAAAAAACCCCGCGGCGTTGGGGGAGATCTTTTGAACTTGGAGATTTTGGTTACTGAAATTACAACGACTCGGTGAAAGTACGAGTAATAACGTCGCGTTGTTGTTCTGGTGTTAAAGAGTTGAAACGAACTGCGTAACCAGAAACGCGAATAGTTAACTGTGGATACTTGTCCGGGTTTTGGATAGCATCTTCCAACGTCTCACGATTAAGAACGTTTACGTTAAGATGTTGACCACCTTCCACTTTAACCGTAGGTTGATTTTGAATTTCGACTTCGCGATATTCATAACCATCTAAATGATTTGCTGGGATTACGGTATCTTCTTTAACCTCTTTAGCCACTAAACAACGAGCTTTGTTAGCTTCGATCAACCAAATAGAACCGGATAAATCACCATAGTGAACATCTCTCTTGTTGGAGAAATCATCAATAATTTGAATTGCTTTCAACTTTTGCATTTTTAACCTCTTTAAAACATCGCATATAAGCGCGCTAAATCGCGCAAATTGCGCCGGTTTGAAATCTACTGAACGATTACGTCCCCGATCTTTTCGCCACCTAAAGACTGCAATTGAACCGTCTGTGGTTTTTCCACTTTAAGGCCTTGATCGGTTAATTTTAACGCGTTATCTTCGCTTTCCGCGACAGCTACTTCAATAGCCGTACCAGAAGCAGTTTTGCGGATAGTTTTGTTATCCAAGTTACGTTCGCTGATTACTTTGATAGCCATCTTGCGCCCCTTGTTAGATTGTGGTTTGCATTTCAGCTTTTAAAACTTCGCCCATTAGACGAACACTAGCATGCTCGCTTGCAGCGAAAGATTCTAAAAGGTCGATAGCAGTTTGGGTTAAGCGATATTCACCGTATTCGGATTCGTTGATCGCATCACCCGGTTTAACCGGTTCGCCATTTTCCGGCTCTTCTAATTTGTGGATTTCAAAACCGTGGCTTTCCGCGTGCTCTTCAATATCTTTCGCGATTTTAGAATCAATCAAAATGGATGCTTTAGCATCATCTTTGAAAGTAGCTACAATCGCGAAAACCTGGCCAGCATTCTTAACCATCGCCGCGTCTTCAATTTGTTTATCTGAAGGTTTGCCATTACCTTCTTTTACTACAACATGGGTAAATTTCATATTAAGGATCCTTTTAGTATGATAGGGTTCCTAGACCCCATCTAAATCATCATAAGCTAAGATGTGCGCTCTTGGCGTAAAACTAAAACCATATTTAGCACATACATCAAACACGAAACGTGTATTCTTCAATTGCTTTTCAATGGTCTCCCCTAAAGGCATCAAGTATACTTGAGTATTAGCGGATTCTGTTGAATTTAATATATTTAAGATTTCTTTACTTGTTTCATCCCAGGTTTCTGGATTTACTACAAATTTGAAATAGCTACCGGTTGAATTCTCGATGATGTTGTTAATCGCATCGAAGTTCAAGCGTTTACGCTCTGGCTCCCCAGAAACCGACAATTTTACCGACATAGAAAATTGTAAAGCGCGTTGATAATCTTCTGTGAATTCGATCATACGCGAGGCGTTAGTTTCGACGGTAATGTGGAATCCACGATCATGGAAGTATTTCAAGGTAGTTTGAAGAACTTCGTTATCCCACCACATTGAGGGCTCGCCGCCAGTTAACACCACATCCGGCTTACTTTCAATACCCAGGGACTTAGACTCCGCAATCATCGAATCTGCAATAGAATTGATCTTATCAATCAAATCTGTCGCTTTAGTATACTCCGTCCAGGTACTTTTGAACTTTGGACTTACCGCATGAATAGTATCACAACCGACAATAGTCTCTCCGTTCGGAGCCACTCGTGTACAGCCAAACCCTTCACATTTTAAGTTACACATCCCGGTACGAACAAAGATAGCTGGTCTTAAACGAGGGCCTTCCCCTTGAATAGTATTACCAAAAATCTCAACTACCGGTAACGGTCGATTTTTGAAAATCGGTACATTTTTAACTTTAATCTCGTTCATTGAAAATTATTACTCCTAAAAATTATTAAAATTGAATATTATTATAATAAACTATCCAATTTTATTCAAACTTTTACTTCACAATAGCTGGTAAATCATACCATTCGTTGTCATCGAAATCAAAACCGCGAACTTTGCCATCTTCGCATACTGCGAACAATTCATCATTATGCGAATGTAAGCTTAATACTTTTACTTTTGTTACTGGTTGAATGTTAGCTGGAGCTTGGATATCGTATTTGCGGTAACCATTACCCATTTCCGGTACTCGCTCACCGGTAGTTTGTTTTTCGCGATCATTCCAATAACAAGCGCTAAATTCTACATACGGATCAACGATCACATAACCCGGATGATTTTCATTTGGGTGAACCATTCCCGCAACCGCGTATTTTGGAACCCAGAAAAGACCGTGCGAATCGCGGAATTTGTAAGCTCCTCGAGTGGCATGATCGATTTTTTCAAATAGATAACGTTTTTCGCTTAAAGAAGTAACCGCTTTTGGCTCTTCATCACATCGACGATCCTCGTCCCAACCGTAATTATATTCTAAATCATCGTAATGCATCTTTTAATCTCCTATGTTCAATGTTGTTAATCAGTTTATCTTTCAAGCCCAAAGAATTCTCTGTGGAATTTATCATCTTTCATAGCAGTCCATTCACTACCTTTTCTGAAAAGCTCCGCTAGTTTATGAACAAATTGCTCTTCAAAATCATAACATCCAACTCTAACGCGCAATTCAAATTCCATATTGGTTAACTTTGATTTGATCGTGATATCATGCCCGACTCCGGACCTCCAAGTTACTACTAAAGCGTTAGATTCGAATACTCGCTTATCGCTATCTTCAAAGGTGTAGAAATTATTACCTTTAAGATGCCAAATAACATGGTCTAAGAAATCACTGCGCTGATAACGATGCATTTTGTTGATGTTGATCATTTGTCGTCCCCCAACAACTCCGCGACTTCACCTAATCTGCGCATTTTATCGAATAATTTCATCCATTCGATAGCTTCTTCTTCGGTGCGGAAACAACCGTATAATTCTCCGGTATAACCGGTTGGCTTTGCATCTCTTACTACTCCGTAAGGTGTCACGTAATAGAAATATGCACCAGCTGGCGGATCGAAAGGTTTTGGTAAGTTAATAATGTTTTGCATTTTGATTACTCCTTACTCTTATACTCTTCTACGAGCTCGAAATCTGTGTATTTTAAGCGTGACATCCAACCTCGTTCAACGCTCTCCAGAATAAAATCATCATCTTTCGTCTTCGCGATAACTTTGTATTTTGCTCCAGTTTCTGTACTACGAACTAGCATTCCGCGTTCCCACGCCGCTGCAAGAACTTCCAATCTGGTAGGTTTCTCGTGCATTCCAACGATGTCGTAAGGATCTTCATCGGATAAATGACCTACTTTACCCTCAAGAGTCCAAGTTTCCGCCCCGCGGAGAACTTTATCATCTTTAGTGATGATAAAGCCGATAAGGATATGCTCAAGTTCATTCCCATAGACATTCTTTAAACCAGCATCATGCACGTAAACAATACGAGCGCGACAGCCATTACGCAATTGAACTAATTCACCATTTAAGGCAGCTTGTAAATCAAAAGGTTTCATTTTTATTCCTCCTTAATTAATCCAATTCTAACACACCTTCGCGTTCCGCGGAATCTACGAAGTTTTTGATAAGTTCGATGGCTTTCTCGACTTGCTCAATTTGTGATTGATCCAACAACATCTTACGAGGATCAATGCATCCGCTTACGGTTAGTGAGTAGAATACATCATCATAGCACCATACTGGTTCTTTTTGAAGCTCTGGATTGAATGTGAAATTGATTTGACTTGACATTTTATTCCTCCCAATATTCGCGTTCAACCTGGGTTGTCTCTTCTACCACTAACACTACAAGAAAACGATTATCGTACGGATTGTGAGTAATAGTATGATTGAGATATTTGAATGAGGTTTCGAAGTCTCTGCGGTAGCAGTTATTCTCCGCTTCCGCCAATAAATTTTGAAGGGTAGTTTCTACACTATCGAAATCATCCGCGGTAGCGGAATACGTTACGATGGCTTTTGAAATGTTCATTTTTAATCTCCTATTGTTATCTCTTTAACTTATACTGTATTATAAGGCATCTAAAACAAGAAATCAACTACTATAGTAGAATTTTCTAAAAAATTTTTTTTTTTTTGAAACTTTCAAGTTTTGGTAACCGAAACTCAAAAGTTTTGAAATCAAAAAAAAAAAAATCTCCGCAATCGCGGAGATCTTTTATTACTTAATCCTTAAGATTAAATTACCATTGGTACATGTAACCTGCACCTACGGTCACATCTTTTTGGCTATCCACACCAGCAGATAATTTGATGATGTGCTTAGCGTTGTCGGAGGTACGTGAGTAACCGATTGCTAAAGCGCTTTGGCCGTGCTTGTGACCTACACCCACACCCACGCCAGATTTACCTGGAAGGTATACTTGCGGGATATTTGCCATTGCAGCGACAGATGCAGTACCTGCATCAGCGCGTTTTCTATTCTTGCGAACATCACGGTCTAATTTGTGGATAGCTTTAGTATTTTGAGCTACCTTGCCTTCTACGCCGTCAATACGATCGTTGATTGCACCAATGTGTTTGTTAACTTCAGCTTTGGTTGCTAAGTGGTTAGTTTCTACACCTACGGTGTAAACCGCTTCACCATTCTCACCAAATTCTTTGGTTACGTGAACATTTTGACCTGCTTTAACCACGGTGTGGCGTTTAGCTTCTTTCTCCACTTCGGCAATTTTGGCAGTATTTGATTTTACGCCTTCTGCGTTAGCTTTAACACCTTTGGTGTTTTCTGCGATAGCAGATTTGTTAGCTTCAATTGCTTTCGCGTTTGTTGCCGTTTTCGCGTCTACCGCGTCAATTGCAGGTTGGAAATCTTTTGAGCTTACGGTATAAACTGCTTTGCCGTTTGCATCTACGGTTACATCAACTGTAGTATTTTCACCAGCTTTAACTTCTGGTAATTTTTGTTCTACCGCCTTGATGTAGTTAGTATTAGCTTCGATACCAGCTTTATTAGCTTCGATCGCTTTAGTGTTAGTGGCGATATCTTTGGCGTTCTTATCGATTAAGGCTTCCGCTGCGCGGATATCTGCCGTGTTGGTGGCGATATTACGAGCGTTGTCGGCGATGCCTTTAGCGTTAGTTTTAACGCCTTCCGCGTTCGCGGCGATCTTATCGGTGTGAGATTTGATGGCGTCATGCACGGTATTCTCACCAGTACCACCGATATCAGTCATAGTGATATTGCCTTTGTTGTCTAACGCCGCGTTACCACCTAAGATATTGGTTACCGAACCGGCAACGTTATTGATCACATCATTAGTTGCATACAATTGTGAACCATTGATAGCATCTGTGGATGTAGCAGAAATTTCACCAGCACCAACATTTTGAATTTGACGAGTATGGTCACCTTCTTTGCCTACAGAAACACTCGCAGTAGCATCTGTGCCCGCGAAACCACCATAAGTGATTTTACCAACAGTCGCTTCCGTTACTGAAACCGCTTGTTTAGTCTCCGCCGCAGTACCTAAAGCTACTGATGAGCCGTGTAATGCTTTTGCCGCTTTACCTAAAGCTACGCCATAACTTGCTTCTGCTACCGCGCCTTGACCAATTGCAGTTGAAGCTTTGTTGTTAGCTACTGCATCGCTACCAATTGCAATAGTACTTAAACCAGTGGAATTTGCGCGAACACCAATCGCGGTTGAGCTTTCACCAGTCGCTTTAGCTTGATAGCCACCCGCAAAGCCGTGATTGTAAGCTTCGCTTTCAGCGCCGATTACAGTACCGCGAATTTCAGCTTTTGAGAATGTACCCACTACAGTTGCAGATTCATTCTTAGCTTGTGCGTTAGCACCAACTGCGATAGAACGAATACCTTCTGATGTTGAAGTGTGACCGATCGCGATAGATTCGTCTGCTTTAGCTACAGAGTCTACGGAAATCGCGATAGAACGATTACCTTTCGCAGTCGCGGTATCACCAACTGCGGTAGAGTAAACTCCAGTCGCGTTGGTTGAACCACCTAAAGCTACGGAAGATTTCGCCGTTGCGTTACTATCATTACCTACCGCCACAGTAGTATCGTTAGTCGCGTGAGCACCAGTACCTACTGCTAACGCAGATTCACCAGTTGCGATAGTTTTTGAACCATACGCGGAAGCGTTTAAGCCGTCTGATTTAGCACCAGAACCGATAACAATACCTTCGTTTTGAAGAGCTTTGTTGTCATAACCGATAGCTACGGTGTTAGCGCCAGTAATTAAGTTGTAATGACCCACTGCAGTTGCTTGGTCGCCAGTAACATTGTTACCACCGCCGATAGCGTGGGTATGGTTGCCAGTTACGATATTGTTCATACCAAAGGCGGAGTTTTGTTCACCCTTTAAATGGTTGTTATCACCATAAGCTTGAGCTTGTAAACCGGTAATACTTGAACCATCTCCAAAGATGTTACCGTCTTTAGCATTTACACCAATTACGTTTTGGTTTCCAAAGTTACTTGAGCTACCATGTTCAGCAAGAACGGTATTATCTTGACCAAATACTGAGTGGTTGTTACCTTCCACATCAGATTTAGTTACGCGATTCGCGTAAGTTTCTTTGGCTTCCGCGGTACGCGTATCTGCGGTGTAACCATCTACCACGTACGGTTCTGTTGGTAACGTTTTACCGGTAGTTGCCGCGGTCGCGGAGAATACTGCGCCGGATAAGATACCGGCTACTAATGCAGTTGCTACGTTTTTAGTATTGAAAGTCACTTTCATTTAATGCTCCTCTGTTAACAAAATGACATTTATGTTTAATAAAATTGTATTATAATACTTTCGGTGACCGAAATCAACTATAATTTAATACTTTTTAGAAAGTTTGAGGTCGCTCGATCACGAGAAGAATTTCATCTGTATTCATCTTCAACGAATCGAAAGCTTTTCGAAGTTCCGCATACATATCATCATATTCGTAATCTTCTCCACACTTCGAATAATCCAACGTTTCATGTAGAGTATCCGCAATCGAACCGAATAAATGATAACTTAGATTCGTATCCATCTCTAAACAGATCTCTTTATGATCAATCTTACCCACTTTAACCTTGGTGGATCGAATCCAACGACTATTACCATCGCTATCGAATGCGAAACGAATGCGAAACGGGTTCTCGCCGTCATCAAATTCGCCATCATAGATACCTTCCAAAGTTAAGTCGCGATTCAAATTACCACTTACAGTGGATTTTGGAAGTTTATACGGTAACTTAGCTAGCACAGAATCCACAAAATCTGTTAAGTTCAGATCGAAGTTACCACTATCGCTCTTCAACATCACTTTGAACTGTGAAAACCCCAAATCTAAATCTAAGCGATCTAAATTGAAACCTTCGAATAATTCGGTTACCGAAAGATCCGGGAACGCTTTGGCTTCATTAATGATCTCTTGGATGATATCAAAGCTTAAGTTGTTAATCGTGGCGAGTTTACCAGTTAATTGCGCAGCAAAATCTGGTTCAAAATGCTGGTTGATGATCTCAGAGTAAACATCATAACCCAATGCGCCATAGTAGAAATTGTAACGAATTCGACTAGGACGATTGAAGAAGTAGCGATTGATTCGATCTTGATCATTTGCTGTTAAAACAAATAAGTGATTGTTATTATACAAACCGTCTAATAAAGTGAGTAAGAAACCTTGATCTTCGGTTTCTTCGAACATCTTCTCAAATTCATCGATTAAGAACATTACTGGCTGTTTAAGGTTGCTTAGCACATATTCTAAATGTTTGATAGAGTCTTGTTGAACTAAAATCACCGGCTGATTAAATTCATTGACTACGTCAAAAGCAATCAATTTTGCTAGAGTAGATTTACCGGTTCCGCCATTTCCGTGTAACAATACTCCTAAATTCTTATCTTGGGCTTTATAAGAACGCAAAATGCGATCTTTTTGAAGATTGATGTTACCGTAAAGTTTGGCTGGCTGTTTTGGCATGTCCGCATACTCTAACGAGTAGATTGGACCTTGCATAGTTTCTTGCACGGTAAAACGATAAACTTTTGCTGGAAGCAAATCCACTAATTGATTTACTGGTGGAAGTTTAACAAATTCCGCCTTGGTGATGCCAAGCATTACTTTATCTTGCGGCTCTTGTGCCGCTTGGTTGATAGTTGTCATTTTAATCTCCTGCTGATTTAATTTGATTAAGCTTTATAATAATTTAAAATATCTTCAATTTCCGCGTCTACGACGATCATGTGATGTTTGCTAAGGTCGAAGAATTGGTGATAATATGCAACTCGCTCCGGGAATTTGAGATATTCATCTTTATCCAATTTGTAAGTTGCGATGCGCGTTTCTACGTTTCGTAGAGTATCGCAGATTTTAACACTAATGGCGTCTCTCGTGTATAAAATTTCAAGATTTTTATGCGAGCGATTAACGGTAAGTAATTCACCACCAATCATGATGTTAGTAGTATTATCGGTAACAGCCGCTAAATCGTGGAATTCTAATTTCATTTGAATCTCCTAAGCGAATTAAAGTGCGCAGTCGTTGCAGAACTCAACGAAATCGGTTTCTTCAAAAATTACGCCTTTGGCGTTAGTTAAGGTGTTATCGGCTTCGTTCCAGGTTAGGCGACGAACATTACCATCTGCGTCTACGCAAAGAACTTTATCGCCGTCATACAAAAAACCTTCCTTGATAAGTAGATCTAAAGTTTCACGCCAAACTAAGTTTACGCCTAAAATCATTTTGAAATCTCCTGAAGTTGCTAAGTGTTAATCTTATCTCTTATGTGATGTATTATAATAGAAACTTAAAATTGAATCAATAGCCAAACCAAAGTTTTTACCTATCGATGCGATAAACAAAACCTATTAAAAAAATCCGCTAATTGGGATAAGCAATTAACGGATTTTTGAAGATTTGAGATTTGTTATAGTGTTGATAGTGCTGATAGTCCAGGATTTAGCGTTGTGATAACTTTTAAACTTCCTTTGACTGTGTCCCGGACTATGTAGAATTGCGTATACGCATTGTATTCCAAAGTTAGATCTTCCGGTTTGGAACCTTGTTCAACCAAATCTAGGATGGCATCTTCGATTTGTTTATCGCGTTTGCTAATAATACTGCTTACTATATTGTACATCTCAAATCTCCTTGTTAAATTAGAGCGAAACCACTTCTACACGACGGTTAGGGGCTAAGCATTTAATCAGTTGCTCTTTTGAAAGTTTGGTTTCTTTCTCCAATTTGCACTCTTCCGGTTTTACTACTGGTTGAGTTTCGCCGTGAGCTTTAGTGATGATTTCAGCTTGTAAGCCTTGCGCTTTTAATTGTTTAGCTACCGCTTCTGCGCGCTCTTTAGATAATTTTGCGTTATACGCAGTTGAACCTAATTGGTCAGTAAAGCCTTTAACGATGACTAATTTAGCATCTTTTAATTTTTCTGCCAATTCGGTTACTGCTGTTTTACCCTGCTCGGTTAATTTTGCAGAATCGAAATCAAACAGATAATCCGCTGGTAAAGTGTCTTGCGTACCGTAACAACCTTCTGGGTGCCAGAAGAAAGATTGGGCATTGTGGTTTTTGTCAAATAAAACTTTATATTGGCAGATTTTGTGTTGACCGTTTTCGTTAAAGTTGAAAACGTAATCCCATTCGCTTACTCCATACAAGCCTTCTGCAAAGTGCGGGCGGCCTAAAAGATTTTGCAATTGGTCTTTGTTCATACCTTTACCATTAAGCTCAACTAATTTTAAGCTTTCTAAGTTAGGCCAAGAACCGAATTGACTGCCATCGTGATTGAATTTTGACTTATCAATTTGAGGCCAAACGATCTCGGTACCCTCTTTGATGGTGCCTTCATCTGTCACTTTTGATAAGTTACCGCAAGCGGTTAACGCTGCCATTGATACCGCGATTGCGGCGATTTTTACTAATTTTAACATACAAGCTCCTTATTTCTATGTGTTAAAAATTATTTTGTTACCTCGGAAGTTGCCGCTTTAGCGGAATTTACCGGGTCAACCAAATATTGGTCTAAGTAATTATCCAATTCTTTGTTTAAAATCTTAACAGATTTCTCCACTAAGGTAGATTTGTTCAATCCTTCATAGATCTCGGTACCTACATATACTCCACCTAGCATAGCCAAGCCTTGTTTTGATGGTAATAAGATGTATAGAATCAAAGCGAATAGACCTCGTTTAAGGGCCTTGCCGGCTTTGGAAAATATCTCGTTGTTGCGATCCTTGACCGGTTTCCAGGTTTCATCTTCCACGTTAGCCTCTGCCGGAATATCGGTGGCCTGCACCGTCATAGCGACGCCGGCAACGAACATGAAAATCGCGAAACCTAGGACCGTTTTTAAAATCGGACCATATACATCAAATAAGTAAACAATAAAGTACAACATTCTTTCTCCTTTAACCCCAAATTAACTTACCGGCTAATAATCCCAAGCCGAACATAACCGCGCATGCTACAACTAAAACCGCGGTTAACGCTGCCGCGTATCCATCCAATAAACCTTGCATAAGAATCTCCTGCTAATATTTCCCAAAGACCATTTTGTACATCAAAACGATAATTGCTGCACAGCACGCTCCCGCGGCGATGGCCGCTAGCCACAATAGAACCGTAAGTGGAAGCTGGCAAGAACTACATTGAGCCAAATCTAAAAACATATTATTTTCCTATACCTTACACTAATTCGAACTTGTAGTCTTCGAGAGGTTCGAGCGTCACGAATGTTTTTTCGTTATCTTCAGTAATAAAAAGATACTTATCATCACGTGTTTTCGCGACCGGCTTGACTGAGCTATACCCGAATTTTTCCTGGTAAGCTTTCAGAGGTTGGTTGTTTTGAAACGCATACTCCAGGATATCTTGTTGTTGCATTTCGTACATCCCGACGATATCCTCACCGGGATCCCCGGAACCGCAGGAACCGTAGGAACCGTCCAAGCCCCAGAAATAAGTATAATCAAAATCGATCGTGTTAGTTTTAGGATCGAATAAGAATCCAACTAACGGTTCATCCTTTTCCGAGCTTGACGGGTGGATAATGTGGTGTTTATTCGCGCTATAGACGATGATGGCACAACTACCATTTCGTAACACTACTGGCTGACCTTTAAGAGCCTGTTCGATGTTAAATTTTTGAACTACCATAATAATCTCCTGTGAATTGATAGATAATGTGTTCTTAAACATAAAGTATTATAATATGATAAGAACACATTTTCCACTAAAGGATTAATCGAAATCCACCAAAGATTCTTCATCTTCGAACGAATCAAATTCTGGCTCGAATTCGTAATCTTCGAAGTCTAAGTACTCTAAACCATATTCAGTTTCGAACACCCAACGACCATCATCCGTTTTAGCTACTGGTTTAGCCCAAACTTCGCGAGTAGCTAACGCATAACCACCGTTTTTACGCGCCGCGCGTAGAATGTCTTCTTGCAAGCGTTGATGCGCCGAGTCGACATCTTCGCCGTAGGCGTAACCAGGCTCTTCGGAATCCCAATGTTTAGAATTGATGCGATAATCTTCGTAGTGGTCGATATGATCGTGTGATTCCTCTTCACCGAAAGCTTCAACCAAGCGATCTACCAATCGATTAATACGATCTTTCACTTCTTGTGGTAATTCGTAGTCCGAGTGTGAATTGGTGGTATCCAACTCATGCCAGCAATCGCAATCTTCGCCACAGAATTCTTCATCTTGCTCGCGAGATAAATCCGCTAGGATTTCAGTTAAACGATCCACTTCTTTACGAACTTCCGGTTCTAAGCGCGCATCTTTACCTTCTGCTTGTTCGCGGTACGCGAGGATAGCAAAAGGCGCATACATTGGATCTAATTGATTGTAGACCTCGATTGCTAAGTCTTCGTCTCCGACGAGATCTGTTAAAGTTTCGGTCACCACTGCGGTAAATTTAACCGCTTTGTCTAACGCATCTTGTGGGATACCAAGCTCTGCTAAGGCGTCTAAAACTGGAGAAAGTTGCTCTTTAACTTGATCTTCGTGAGTTGGGAACCCTGTCAACGCTTCTTGCTGATCGACCCCATCTACATGACGAGAATAATCTGCTAAAAATTCAGTTAATTCGTTCACCTTTTCGCGGAGATCTGGGCGCAAGTTAAGCTTCTTGCCTTCAGATTGATCGCGGTACGCGAGGATTACTTTAGGGAAGTCTTCGCCGAATTGTTTTGGGATTTCGACCGCAGTAACAAAATCCACTAAGCCCATCATAAATTTTGCAGACTCCGCCACTTGAACGAATGTAGTATCTTGATCATAATCAAATTTCATATGTGCTCCTTATAAGCAAATTGTACAATTGTATTATAAAATTAACGTGTATGTGCTATAGTACGAGATCATCCAAAGAAATGACTTTCCGGTTCTTAGAAAACAAATCTTCGATATTCTCCACGCAAGAGGTCTTTTCGGACATCGAGTAGGCGTAGATATCTCCATCGTCGTATACATCCACGATCACTAAAACATCTGAATCGCGAACGATTAAGTCTCCGACTTGGTATTCTTCGAAATCGACTTCATGCAAGTTTGGATCCTGGAGGCTATCAATAAAGTAAGACCAGCCATTAGGAACTTCAAAAACTTCATCCGCTTGAAGATATTCCGGTGTTCTTACAATTCGACCTTTCTCACCATCAATAACCTTGATAGCTCGATTATGCCCAGAGGCAGAGTGGGTATAATCTCTCCACATTAGCAACCATACAGAGTCGCCGGTGCGGCGAACTTCTAAAGATTTGTCTAAATCAGCCCAGCGACCATTGTTAGATCCGCGGGCACCGTCAGCTTCATCGCTATAACTCATTCGATGCCTCCAAGTTAACCAATCAATTTAGCCGATTTAACTGTAAAACGGCAATGAGATTTTGGCGTTTCCCAGAAATCTACATAACTTACCGAAACGCGATCTCCGAAAATCTTCGCTAAACGCTTACCAGCGATATCCGCGAACATCTTACAAAGATTTTCACTAGTAGGAACAAAGTTTACCACTACTAAACCTTCTAGTTTATCGCGCAATGCTCGTTTCATTTCTTCCGAAGTTTGTGCTTCGCACACTACATCGATATGCGCCGGATGTACATGACCTAAACCGTATTCATCCCATTGAATATTCTCTTTCGAATTGTTGAATAATTCGTCGAACAACGGATCTTCAAAACCTGCGATGAACTTGTGATCTAATACATCGTCTACTAAAACTTTGATGCATTCCAAGTTTTTGAAGTCTGTGACCATTCCGCGCTCTAAATTTTCCGCTTTTAGACCCACTAATATGCGGCCATTGTGTCCATGTAAATGTCTGCATTTGCATAAACCATTGACTGAAAGCTCCGGATCCAACTCCTGATTGTAAACACGATGACCATAACAAAAGTCGAATTGCTTATCAATCTCAAAAATTCCTGACATAATTTTCTCCTAATGTTTCGCGTATACGCGCGAGTGTTAAAATACTATATTATACTACTATCAAAATAAATTCAACTTTTAAAATCTTGAAACTTCGCTTTCAGCGAAAGCTTCAGATAAAAGATCGATCGCGTTCGAAGTGCAAAAGCTTACTTCATTGACGTTTAGCATCTCTGTGCAATCTTCAGACAATACTAAGAATAAACCGTAAGGCGAATCGATGAAGTCGCCGACTTTAACGTTTTCCGGTTTGATAACCATTAAATCTTCACTATCGATGAAACGTTTAGTGTACGAATCAAAATAATAATCAGACAATTCATCATATACGCGCTCTGCTCGATCTAAGATTACCCCATCCCGCATAATGCGAAAGCGTTTAGTATTACACGGATCATAGCTTAGTGTGCTTTTGTTAACATAAACAATCTGATCTTTCAAATCTTCCGAAGTTGCTACCGCTACGGTAATTTTTGAATTTGGTTTAAATTTAGGTTTCATTATAATATCCTTAACGTTTATTTCTTAAATGCTTTCAAAATACACTGCATGTAGCTGTGAATATTTTTAGCTCCTACCGGATTTTGAGAATGTACACTATACGTAAAATTCTCAGGGATAGTAAGTTTCCCATCCATTAAAGCTTCCGCGATCCAGTGCAAGAATCTAATTGAAGTATCATCGTAACCGAGATCGTGATCAAAAGAGATTTCTTGCGGAAATCCGTTTTGTTGAACGATATTAATAGCATCTCCGGATTGTCTTGCGACTACCCAATCATCTGTTACTGGAAATCTTAAGTCGTCGATAAAAAGTTTATAACTCATAACTAATTCCTACACTCTTAAATCCACAATCTCTACAAATTCGTCTTTTAGACGTTGTTTGTAATAATCCATCAAAATGTTAATTTGTGAATCTTCCAAATCCCGTTGGAAAATTTCTGTTTCTTCATCCGTCTTAATTTTGGTGACCAAAACTCGTTGGAGAATGACTTCATCATTCCAAATTTCCTGTTTTAGCTGAGAAGCTAAGTTTTGAAAATCATGGAGTTCTCCAACGCTACAAACCACCACTTCTCCGAAATCCCCCAAAGCGTTAACTAACTTATCGCGATCTTGTTGATTTCGGAACTTGTCGATTATAATAAATTTCATATTCTACTCACCCACTACGCTTACCTCGCGCTCCCATAAAGTTTTGTGTTGATAGATCTCTGCGTTTTCGTGAACATAAACCCAACCAAGATTGTTCAAAGTTAAATCTTCTAAATCTAATAGTTTGTAATCACCGTTATAGGTACCCACGCATAAGTGGAAACCATCTTTCAATTTAACTACATCGCCTACGCGAACATAACCAAGATTAGAAAGTTCTAAATCTTCAGAATCCCAAACGTAGCGCTTATGCACATATTCTGGATCATTGATAGAATATTGCTCCCCATCTACTACCATTTTAACGACTTCAGTAGCCGGAACTCTTTCTAATAATGGAGTCGTTGCGGTAAGCATAATATCCATACATAGAAATTTCTTATTCTCGAAAGTGTTGTATAAACACTCACCTTTGAAGAATACATTGTTAAACCCAACGTAGAAGTCGTTTTGTTGAACATAAATCTCTACCGGTTGATTTTTGAAAGTTTTTGAAATTGGTTCTACTTCCGAAAATGATTTTGCTGTTTTAGCCATTTGTTATCTCCTATGATTGTTTGCTTATGGGATGTATTATAATAGAAATTAAAACATAACACAAGCGGAAATCCGCGATAAACCGAAGTTTTTACCTATTAAAGCAATAAGAAAAACCTCTTAATCTTTCGACTAAGAGGTCTCAATTTTTTTCGGTTACCGAAACTTAACTAACGAAATTAGCGTTTATGAACTGTGCGTAATACGCTTTCGCGTAATTCTTTATCTTCGAATTTACCACCGAACCATTCCGTAGTTAAGGCGCCATCTTTAGATTGAGAACCACGAAGATATTCGCAAGTGTGTTTAGCATTGAAGATACCAACATAAACATCCGGAGTTTGCGCCGCTTCGCTAATGGCACGATATAACTCTTTAGTTAAATCTTCCTGGATAGTTGGGCGACGCGCAATATGATCTGCTACGCGTTGTAATTTCGAAATACCAAGAACGAAATCACCCGGAATGTAACTAATCACAGCATATGCGCCATCTCCGATCAAGGTACCATAAGGAAGGAAATGGTGGCTACAAACGCTAGAACAATCTATTAGCTTAGTTACTGGTAACGGGGTTACAGGGACTAAATTAGTACCAGGTTCATTTGCTGGGAATGTCGCGATACGCGGAGGCTTAGCATAACGACCACACATCATTTCATTGTCGCATTCTAAGCTATCGCCCGTTACCGTCTTCGCCCAACGTTGAGCCGTCCCGATATTTCCTACGGAAAGGTCTTGAACTAAGTTAGAATCCGTACGATCGAATTTTAAGATGTCTAACACTTCTTCCATTTTTAAGCCAGCTACCCAACGCATACACAATAGTGTAGGCTCATCGATGATTTGACCAGATTCGAAAACGTTACCGCCAGCAGCGAATGGTTTTAAGTCGCGTAACTTCAATAAAGTAGTTAACAAATTCTCATTAGGATATTTCGATTTGAAATACTCTTGAAGATTTTGAAATTGCTCCGATGAAAGTTTAAGATCATGACTGATATAATCTAATACCTCAGCCGCGGTATTAGAGACGATTTCTTTTAAAGTTTGAATATTAATTGTTGGTTTTGTCATAGAGTTTCCTTCTATTGTTGATACTGCGATTGCAGAGGATACTTGTCTATGAAAAGATTTGGAACTATACACTATAGTGTAAATTCTAGATCCTTTCGGTTTCTTTTAATCGTAATTGATTATGTTAGTATTTTATTATAATAAAACACTTAATTCTACGATTATTTCTGATTTCCGGATCTGATCGGAAATAAAAAGCCTCGAGTCGCCTCGAAGCTTTAAAGAGTCGGAGAACTGCTAGGCCTTATATGAGCTCGATTTGTTATCAAGTCAGGGATATCAGCACTAAAACTCCGCTTATTTTATAGCAGTTTTTACACAGGAGATAAATTGGTCTCGGATGAAGGCTACGATCCCTCGACCTCTGATTCCCAAAACCAGCGCTCTACCAGACTGAGCTAATCCGAGTTTTCAAGATTTTCAAAATTACGCTTTGGCGTATAATTGAAGTCTTTTGAATTATGGTTGCGGGGGTAGGGCACGATCCTACGTTCTCCTGGTAATGAGCCAGGTGAGATAACCACTTCTCCACCCCGCATTGAATTTGGCATTCCCACCGGGGCACGATCCCGGATTTTCACTGTGAAAGAGTGATGTCCTAACCAATTAGACGATGGGAACATTTAAACTTACAGAGTATTTATTCCTCTAACTTTTTAACCATTCAGGTAATTGAACAATTCGAAGTTGATGAGCATAATCATCTCCATAATCATCCCACGGATCTGGGACTGTAATGAGATCATATTCTACGTAAACTGGCTCTTGTTGTAAGATAGCATCTAATTCATCTAACAGCAATGCATCAGTTTCTCCGAAACCTACCGCTTCCAGCGAATAATTCGAATATTCTAGCAATTCGCGCAATACTTGGAAATAATCTGAACCTTGATGGAACCATTTGCCGTACGAGCATTGTTTTAAGAAACCTTCAAATTGATCCGATTTGTATTGCTCTACCGCGCGTTCTGTTGGATATTCAGTAACTTTAATCCAATCTGAAGAATCATTAACGCGAGCATACATCATACTATTATCCCACAGGAAATCTACCGGTTTCTTTTCTGTTGGTAAACCGTAATCGCGATATTGTTTGTCAATTTCCCAGAAGATTGGCTTATCTTGCGAAATTCGATTATTACGATTTTCCTGCAAAATAGTAAACGCAATTTCATCCGCGTTGCGGTATAAGTTAACCTTATGCGTAGCATACGGATACATAGCAAATACATCTACCAAACCTCGCAAACTGTGCGTATTCGCAAGAACCGCGAAACGATCGACAACTTCATCTTTTGTAAAATCAGTCACAAATTTGAAAACTTTGTAACCTTCTTCTGTTTGGAATAATACACTGTAAGTGTAAGTTTCGACGTTGTACATATTTGCTCCTGTGTTTAAAAAAAAGCGGTCGATGGTGGATTTGAACCACCACATGCGCAGCTTGCGAATACGCGCGTTCCCACCAATTGAACTAATCGACCATAAATTCTTAACAATCGCAACTAGGAATATGTGTTTCGCTCCTAGGATTTTGCTACTTTACATTGCATGCGTTTCCAAAATGTAACTGGGGGATTCGAACCCCCGATCACCCGCTTGGGTAGCTTTAGGCCGCTAAGACTTAAGTTACATAATAGTTGCGATTGTTAAGAATTCTTGGTACCTGAGAAAGGACTTGAACCTTCACGCTATAAAGCATCGGAATCTAAATCCGACGTGTCTACCAATTCCACCACTCAGGCATTTTTAAATTTGGCGGACCCTTGCAGATTCATTACCCGATCACCTCTAAGAAGTCTTAACTTCGTTCGTTTTTGGCAAGGCTCGGACATAATGGTTCCTACTGCATCTTCAGCACTAGCTGCTATTCTACTTAAACTAAGAGTCCATTACATATGGAATTCCTAAACTTAAATCGAGGAATGTATTATAATTCACTCTAAAACATAAATCAACTATTAATTTCAAATTTTTGAATTTCTTTTGCCCCTACCGCAACGGATGAAATTCTAAGCGTCGATGATACGGTTCATCTAGTACCGGGTTGTATTTGGTTGCACAACGCTAAAACCATCTAAGACAAATCCCCTTTCAGTTTTTAGAAGTAGGAAACTTTCTGAAAGATTTGAATCTGGAGTGTCTAATCTTCTAGTGAGAGCGGATACCGAATCTCAAGAAAAGACATTAAGCACCTAAATCGACTATGGCTATCCAGCTTCACCATAGTTAGTTTCTTGCTTATCAAAATGGTACCCCAAGTAGAGTATGATTCTACACCTTCCGATTATGAGTCGGGTGCTCTAACCAATTAAGCTATTGGGGTGTAAATGGTACCCCGAGTAAGATTCGAACTTACATTAAATCTGTTTAGAAGACAGATGCCTATCCCTTAGACTACCGGGGCTTTATTTGATTACTCTTCAGCGAATGCTTCAACTGCTGAAATGTATTTGTTTACAATACGCATCGCTGCGCGAAGAATTTGAATTTGCTCCGGATCATCTAACATTTTAGAAGGATCTAAGTATCCGCCAATGAATAAATCGTAATACTCTGCACCTTCTTCAAAACTTGCGCCTTTAGCGCGTTTTTGACCTTCTGCATTTAATTCAAATTTGATTGCGTCCAAGGTTGCTAAGTCTGCTAAGTTGATATTTTCCATTTTAATTCTCCTGTGTTATGATGGAGATCACTATGATCTCCTAATCAACATAAACATTATAGTATCATTTAAAACTAAAATCAACTATTATTTTGAAAACTCTGTGCGATTGCGGCCACCTAAATAGCTCCAATCATTCACTAAAGTGAAGACTTGGAATTCTTCATCCGTTAATTCGACATACTCAGTTTTCATTTTAGCTCTAACTTCATCCATTTTTGCATCTAACTCTGCAACTTGAATATCCAATTGAGCTTTACGAGATTGATAAAAGCTAATTGCTTCGACATCATCTTCCATTAAAGCAAAATCTAAAATTTCTTCAACGTTTTCTAATTCAGTTGAACGGCGGGCTAAAATATTTCTAGTAGTGAAATATTCTTCGTTAGCGCGACGATTCAATTGTTGCAATGTTGTATACACTTCGTTAGCGCGACGAGCCGTTAAACAATCTTCTTCTACGATGTTGATGTCGTTTAATAATACTTTAGTCATTTTATGCCCCTCAATATAAGTGGATTTGATTTCTAAGAGATCACTTTAATCTCTCTTTCTTATGGGATGTATTATAATAGAAACTTAAAATTAAAACACCCGCCAAATCGAAATTTTTATCTATCGATGCAATAGGTTTGAGCAATCCCGCTACTCAACTAATCCACATCCGGAAGAGCTAAGAATTCTTTGAAAGAAATTGGTACTAAACCAAACTCTCCAGGTTTCGGTGGTCGGTTGAACGAAACTTCGCAGTTTGCGCCTTGCAATTTCATCATTACTAGCACGTCATATGCTTGATTTGCATCTTGCAAATTTCGCATTACTACGTAAGTAATCAAAGTATCTCCAACCATCTTTGGTGGCTGGAATAATTTTTCGATTTGGTAACCTTTGCTAAAAGCAATATCTACCGCGTTATCAAATTTGGTGAGTTGTTCGTCTGTAAAATCTAATTTCACTTTTTGTTTGTTGTTCATAATTTTGTTAATAGGTACTTAATATATTGTTTTGAAATTTTATACACGTTTATACTCTACAAAATATCCGGTAACCGGAAGATTAGTATACTCGTCAACATCAGAGAATCCGCTGTAAGCGACTCTTTGGAAACCTTCTTGAATGAAATTATCCGCAGTCCACCCGATATTCGAAATGATGAACGGATGTTGCGTAAACGCAGTTTCTCCGTTGCGCATGTAGCAAGCTCGATGTGTAGTTACATCACAATCGAATTCCGTCACATACCAGGTATCGATATTATCACGGAGTTGTTCAATAATATGAACTCCGCCAATGACGATGATTTCTTCATCAACGCAATCATTTAGATGGTAGAGTTGGTTCCAAATCTCGAGCTCTTGGTTATTCGCGGCAGCGATGATTTCCAGTTTGCGAGCTAACGCATTGTTCGTTGTTAAGACAATATTCTTGCGATTTGGTAATAGCTTACCAGTCTCTTCGACCAATGCTCTCGCGGTATTCGCGCCCATCAATACGGTTTTACCTTTAGTAAGTTGAATAAACCAGCGCTTATCCAATTTGCTGTTGATGGGTTGATAGTAATTAGTATTCTCCCCACGGAGACCAATAATACCATGTCGATCTGTGCAGTATACTGCAGATAACTTAACCATACGAGTCTCCTACTTTTGAAGATTGTGAGTTTTGTAGAAGTCCATTAACTTAACTTCTTCTTGTGCGGTTTTAGCTGTTGGCTCAACTGTAGTTAAGATGTAAGCTGTTGAGATAGCGCTTGCTAAGCAGATTGCGCCGATTACTGTGTAAGCTAATTTTGATAATGTATTCATTTTGATCTCCTGCGTTTGAATTTGCGTTAATTGATTAACTTATGGGAGGTATTATAAAGCATCCAAACCCGGATGGCAACCCCGTTATGCAATTTTTTTTAAATTTTTTTTTTTCATAGTTGCAGAGTTTTGGTCACCGAAACTCGAACGGTTCAAAAAAAAAAAATTCGAATAATCGAATTCTACACTTTAGTGTACAAATCGAAGATAACGAAATTTTTTAAATTATGTGGTTTTATTATAATAAACATATCATTTCGATCCACATTTCGGTTTCATCAAAATCTACACTGAAGTGTGATTCTTGAAAAAATTGAAAACCCACATACGAAGTTTTGGTTACCGAAACTCTCAAATCGCAAAATAAAAAAAAAATCTCCACCGAAGTGGAGATTTTTAATTCTTTAAATTTTACTTACCGGATGATCCAAAACCACCAGAACCACGCTGTTGGGATTCCTCATATTTCGCCCATTGCGAAGGATTGAGTTCTTCAAAGAAGATTTGAGGTTTCTTGTGGACTACTACCTGGGCAAAGTATTCGCCTTTGGCGATAGTTACCGGGAATTTAGTATGATTCATTACTTTTACCCCGAAGTCTCCGGTGTAACCTCCATCAACTATTCCAGAATGCAGCAACAGTGACTTCTTAAATCCCAGTGACGATCTTAAATGAATTTGCATATAATACGGTTGGTCTTCCGAGATCGAAAGTCTTACCCCTACGGGTACCACGGCATCATTACCCGGAAGAATCTCTACTGTTTCTACTGCAGCTAAGTCGAAAGCCGCGGAAGTTCCGTTATAAGCACAACGAGGTTCTTTCGCATCTGGGTGATCTTTGATCATTTTGATAGTGACGCGGTCTACCACATTATTAACCGGATACAATGCATTGTATAAGCGTTTAGCCATCGCTAAAGCTTCTTCTGCATCTTCTACCCTTTTGAAACACGCTAAGTTTTGGAAAGCAAAACCCGCTAAAGTATCCAAAGAATTCGCTTCCAGCGAGCCTGTACAAACTACTCGATTGCCTACTACAAAGTATAATGGATTTTGATCTAATTGAATTTTAGCTTTTTGAAGAAGGTGAATATCTCCAATGTTAATTAGGTTACCTAAGTTTGGCGGAAATTCATTTTCATCAAAGAATCTACCGTTTACGGTAAAATTGAAAGTGTTCTTATCGAACTTAACCTCTGGTTCTGGTTTCTCTAAACCAGCACGATACAAAGTTAAAATTGCCGCTAAAGCGACTTGGTGTTGTGGTAACATTTGCATTTAGTTTCTCCTATAAAAAAAATTAATTAAACAATCCAGCCCACTCGTCTACAACTTCTAAGGCATTAGTTGGGTTGATTGGTTCTTTTGATTCTAACCCCGCACTTCGCATCTTTTGATCTAACGCTTTCGCGTTTTCCTTGTCAATTCGATGATGCTCTTCTAAGATTTGCTCAACTTGCTGAACGTTCGTTTCAAAAAGATCTTTCATTTCTTTGCGAGCTTCTAAAGATTTTGGAATTTCCGGGTCTTCGAATCTCATCAACTCGTAATTTACCCGCATCGGGAATGTTTCAGTTTTACCAGTATATCGATTCTTGGTAATCTTACAGATGATATCTCCCTTCTCTTTCATTTCTTCGGTTTGAAGTAAGAACATCAAAAAGTCCGCAGTCATTACACTACCCATAGAATCCGAAACGGCAGAGTTGTCTGCTTCTAAGTTGTTGGTGGCGCCACGATTTAATTGGTTCGCACTGATTATCGGGACCCCTAGACGCTTCGCACAAGCGCGAGTTTCTTCAGCAATCGACTTGATGTAGCTATACAATCCAGCGGATGGTGAAATAATATCAGATTTCATAATCCCAACGTAGTCCACAAATACAATATCGAAAGATAAGTTCTTTTCGTTTTTAAACGAATCTACTAAATTTTCGAGTTGTAAAGGGCTAAAGCTATTTGCTGGATAATCCTTAGACCAGAAAGTTCCACAACCTTTCAATTTGGCATCATTTAACTTTTTGATGAACAAATCTTTGTTGAAGTGTCTAGGAACGAAGTCTGCAATCGGCATCTCTAAAGTATTCGAGTGTACTCGCTTCATTACCTCTTCCGCAGACATCTCTAAACTCACCAATAATACATTCTTCCCAGCTTTGATAAACCCAGAAATTAAATCTGTCATCATTAACGATTTACCAACCCCGGAAGGGGCTAAAATCAAATTCAAAGTCCCAGGTAAGAATCCAGGTCCTAATCTTTCGTTCAACGAATAATGCTGGGTTAATAAACCGGTAGTTTCTTGCGAGTAATAGTCGATCACTGCGGTAGCATCAGAGAACTCGATACCGAGGTCACTATCAATGTTAACTTTAGCTCGTTCATCTAAAATCTGCTCTGCTTTTCTTTTAAGCTCGTCGTTTTTGGTTAATAAACCTTCACTACCAATCTCCAAAGCTTTCAAATACAAAGCATCTTTAACAAACGATAAAGTTTCATCGCATAATTTATCCGTATTGTATTTCGAAGTATCCAATTCTCCAATTTGTTGGAGTTCTTGGAAAATTCGATTTCTTTGATCTTGATTTTGCGTATCTTTGATGGACATTTCAAGGTCACCCAAACTCGGAGGTAGAGAGTATTCCTTGTAATGTTTCTTAATAGAATTGAAGATATCTCTTCGCTCTTGCGAAAAGAACTCCGGCTTTAAGATACCCAGAACTTTTGAGAAATATTCCTTATTCGCGGTCAGCGAGCCTAAGAGAATTCTCTCGAATTTCTGTTCTGGGGTAATTGCAGTATTCGACATCTAAACTCCTAAATTGTGATGTGAATCTCACCGTTTTTGTAAACGAAAATATCCAAATCTGAAGATCTGTAAAGTTTTTGATCAATCAAATTCAACAAGTCTTCAATTGTAACCGGAATTTGAGCATTCGTCAACCCTCTCAACCCGAAATTGTTACGGGAGAATGGGCCTACATAGATTTCAAACTTGTTGGTAATACCAAGATGTTTGAGAAGTGAAGTTCCTAATAAACGTTCGAAACTTTCGCGATCGAAATGATCGAAGTTTGCCGCTTTGGTGCTAAAATTTTTCTCGTAATCCGGACCATTGTAGATTGTGATATCTACTCGAGTATTATACTCGCGATAGCTCATTAAGAATTGATTGTCTACCAAGATATCAGATTCTTCGCCGTTGGCGATGTTCTTGATGAATTGAATTGCGCTTTTGTAAACCGGGGATGTTGCAGAGTTCATAATAATCTCCTAATGCTCCTTGTTAATTTACAGATATTATAATCCATCCAAATCAAGAAATCAACCCGGATTGCTTACTTTATTGAGATTATCGTAAGCAAACCATAAGCTCCACCAGCACGCTAAGCAACCCAAAATGCCAATAATGGCAGTATGCCAATTGTAGATCTCTGGGTTACCTGGTTCTTTAAAAAGTAGGAAAATATACAATTCGGTTAACCCGAAGCAAACCAAAGAAAGCACAAGACTTACGCAAAGCGCCACAGTCCAAAAGATTTTGTCCTTATTTTTGCCCATTTGAATTCTCCGTTCCGGGGATGTTTACGTTGACGTTATCCCACTGAAAGAATTCGCCACGATAGCTTTGATTGGTAAGATTCTTGCGGAAATCGATCATACTCCAGACTCCCCATAAGAAGGAACCTACTGCGAATACTGCAAACACAACAAAGATCGCTAGATATGGATCTAATTGAGTAAACCCGTAGACGGGATGCTGTGGTTCATTGCAACCGCTCAAACCGGTTAACATTACCGCTAAAGCGGAAATTTTAAGACCTTTAATTGTTTTTGACATTTGATTTATCTCCATTTGATTTCAATAATTTTAAATCATCTACAATCGATAAGACTACATCGATCAACCAACCTAATAATAAGACCCCGAACGCAAACATCAAAGCTAGCGTAGTTAGGATCATCATAAGAATAATAGCGCTGAATTCAGCAAATAACATAATGTTCTCCCGAAATTTAAAGTATGCACGCGAAATTGGTCTTCGACCATATGTTCGCGATATGGATGTATTATAGTATGTTTATTATAATAAATCAACCCGATTCAAAAAATTTTTTTAGAGTTGAAGAGTTTCGGTCACCGAAACTTTAATGTTTCAAAATATTTTTGCAAAATAAAACCTCTCAAACCTACGCTTCCGCGTCTAAATGAGAGGTATTTAAGTTATGCACTATCTCCGATTGGAGAGATCTTTTAAGTTATACTCTTACATCCACAAAATCGCTTGAAGGTCGAGAAGGTAAGAAAACTTCAGTACATAAGTTGCTGGAACCGATATATTCGTTCAACATACTTACTTTGTTAGCGTTGTCAGTATGGAATAAGTAAATGTTACCGGTTTCCGCTCTCTGCTTACAGAAAGATTTCCAAACTTCGCGAGCTTTGATTTTCTTAGTTGCCGGATCATCTAAGTATTTTTGATAAGCTTTCTCAAACTCTTCACCATACAATCCGTAAAGATCTTGGGCTTCGTGTGGACTTACTAACGCAATTTCTTCATCATTTTCCACTTTGCGAATAAAGATATCATTTACTTTTAACGCATATTTCAAACGACGAGCGCGGTTTTCGTCGGTTCCCCCGTTAGATTTCAATACTAACAAATCTAAAATATCTTGATGATACCAAGGGTAGTAAATGCAAAGAGCCCCGGGTCTTGTGCCGCCCTGATTGAATGCGGTTACCGTTGCTTCAAATAATTTTAAGAATGGAACCGGACCAGAAGTCACCCCATTACTAATCAAGCTTCCGCGAGCGCGCAATTGTGAAATATCGATAGCCACCCCAGCGATGTTTTTAGACATTACGCCAAGTTTGTGATTGATGTCTAAAATGCTATCCGTGTGATCGCCTACGGTCATCAATACACAACTTGAGGTCTGTGGGCGGTTAGTCATTGCGTTCACCATAATTGGAGTCGCTAAAGTGAATTTATGCAAGCTGATATTGTCATAGATTCGTTTACATTCTTTTAAACGTTCTTCATCCGGTAAATTAGCCGTTAAGAACATCGCTACGCGCATATACGCAATTTGCGGAAGCTCTTTGATTGTACTGATAGATCCGTTAGCTGGATGTTTTACATCTCGTAAATTCAAGCAGTATTTCGAATGGAAAATAACTGCCGCTTTATAGTTGAATTTTAGATCGCGGGCTGGTTTCAAATAATCGTTAAGCTCTTCCACTTCACTTTCAGTGAACGAACCCGGAAAGTTAATGTTTTTAGCTTCTTTGAGGATGCTGAGATGGGGGTATTTGCCACGATAATCTTTATTCTTAACCCCCTCCAAATACAGGATACCGGCATAATCTTCGAATTGCGGGCTTGCCGGAGTAATTCGACGACTGGCTACTCGCTCTAAAGCGGAAATTACTTCGCTGGTTCGCAAAGTAGTGCCAATTTCTTCGAAGAAGTCGCCTAGCAAGGTTTTTGCCGCGTCTTCCGGGATCCCAATCTTTTCGAGGAAGCTTAACATTTTATGTTCGTTGAAGTCTTCGATGCGCCCATCGCGCTTCATAAATTTGATTTCTTTGATTGTCTTTAACATCTTTTATCTCCTATTATACCGCACAAGCTACGCATTCATCTTCAGTTTCCACCGCTTTTTGCTGTTTGATGTAGTACAGGCTCTTAATGCCATGATTCATTGCATAGGTATGCAAATCCGTGAACTCTCGTAAGCTATCCACTTTCTTGAAGTATAACGTAATGCTCGCGCCCTGATCAATCCATAGTTGTCTTACAATCGCGTTAGTTAAAAGAGCTTTTTGATCGCAGTCAAACGCAGATTTGTAGTATAGGTGATTTTGGCGAAGGTTTGGAGCCAATGCCGGTAAGTTTTTGGTACCTTCTTCCTTGTAAACTAAATCATGCACCGGCTCGGTAGATTCGGTAGCATTGATTGCTTTACCGGAACTCGCAGTCGGGGCGATCGCCATAACCTGCGCATTTCGGATACCGTATTGTTTGATTTCCTTTGCTAGTTCATCCCAACGTTTTAGTTTACCAGAACTAACGAAATTTCTACCGTATTCGGTAAGCTCCCAAGCTTGCGGGAAGTGTTTTAATGACATATGAACTGGAGTAAGACCTTCCGCCCATTTTGTGCTTTTGAATTGTTTAAAAGCTCCAAGTTTCTTGGCTCGTAGCATACTTGCTCGATATAGCATATAGCTAAGATTGTCCATTAATTCTGCTTGGAATTCTGCCGCAGCCTTAGTATCAATGGCAATTTGTTGGGATGCTAATAAGTTGGTAAGATTGGTTAACCCAATTCCCATGTATTTGAATTCATCGTTGGTAATTTGACCTTCTGTTACCGGGCAAATACCAAATTCGATAGCTAGATCTAATGCATCTACTGCGCATTGCGCAATTTCTTGCTGTTCTTCTGGGGTTGAGTAATACCATTCATAGATGTTGATACTTGCCAAATTACAGAGAGCTACGTCTCCCGACGTACGCTCTGAATGAATTTTGATTTGATTTTCCATTATGATACTCCTAAAATTTTAAATGGAAGGTATTTATAATAATAACCGCTATAATAAACGCATTAATTCAAAACAACACGCTAAAGCGTTTAATTGTTTATCTTTTGCGGATGCTTGGTAACTTTGATATTTCGCTAACGCGATGACCCCATTGATCAAGTTTTCTTGTTTATCTCCAAAGATTAACTCGATATGTTCACCAAGATATCCAAACAAGTGATCGCAAGATCCTAAACCGTATACTAAAGTTCTTACTTTGTTGATGTCTTTTTGCTTCATCAAAATCATCAATTCATCGAGTTTATTTGAGTCACCAACATAAGAATATTCGAACACTTTAGTTCCATCTTCTTTGGTATGCAATCCAGCTCCAAGAGCTCCAATCATTGAACGAATTTTAGGGAAGTTAGATTTGATTACTTTAAGAAGATCATCTCTTTCATACTGGACATGCTCCGCGCCTAAAATATACTCTAAGCGATTAAGAATTGGTTTGGCGATTTGAGCCGGCCCAAAGCTATTAAAATCATAAACTTCTAAACGATCCAATAATGGCTCAATGATGTTCTCTTTGAAGTTTCCGGTAAAGATGAATCGGGTAGTTGGGAAACTATCAATAAAACCGCGGAAAGCCGCCTGACCTTCTTTTGAGAACCCATCAAACTCGTCCATTACTACAATTTTTACGCAATCGCGTAAAGCTGTTTGGCTAGCAAATTGTTGAATTCTTGTTCGTAGAACATCGATACCACGTTCTAAAGAAGCATTGATCCAAAGCGCTTCCGCGTTGAGTTCACGCATTAAAACTTTGGCTAAGCTCGATTTACCGGTACCCGGTAATCTTGAGAATAATCCAAGATGAGGTAAATTCTTACCGCCATTTTGAATGTAAACGCGTAACTTATCTTTGATGTAATCCGGTAAGATCATTTCATCTAAAGTTTTAGGTCTGTACTTCTCATACCATACGGAACTATGAAACAGCGAATCATAACCATCTTTCGGTTTCGCGGTTAGCTCGTCATCTAATTCATCCCACATTTGTTACTCCTAATGCTATTGTGCTAATAATTTAGTTAGATTGTTATTATAATACATTCAGTGTTAAATTTCAAATAATAAAAATCTCCGCTTTGGCGGGGATTTTAAGATTATGAAGGGTTAAAGTTTTGGTCACCAAAACACTTAAAGAGATTCCACTAAAGTGTATTCAGATAGTAGTTGAGTCTCAAGCTCCGAAGATTCCAATAATTTGAAGTCGCTGGGATCTACATCATCCGGGTCGACGAATTTCGCGCTTATGCGTTCTTTTTCAATGCTGACCTGAATATTACCACCTTTAGTGCGCACAATAGCGAAGGTATTATCGAATTTTAACCAGATTGCTTTTGAGTTCAGCGAGATAATCACTTCTTGGATTTTTGGTGGGCGTTTAGCATCCTCAAAGTGCTCGTGCACAAACTGATCATTAGCTAAGTACCAAATACTAGAATCCGGAATTAAGCCTGCGGCTAAAGCTACGGTTTGTTCAACATGCTCTTTACCTTTGGATTCAATCCAACCCAAAGCTCGTTTTTGAATAGTAGCATCATCTGTAGCTTTGCCATATTCATAGCTTAGTTTAACCGGGATACCCGCAATACTTCCTTTCTTCGCGATAGCACGAATGCTAATATTAGAGATATCAGTAGGAATCTCAGTAGCAATACCACGTGAGCCTTTGATAGAGTCGACTTTTTGTTTTACGCTAACAGGGATGATTTCACCTTGTTTAACTAAACTATTAAACTTCTCGTTAAACTCCGCAATATTACCTTCAACTTGAAATTGACCAAAATCAAAAGATTTACGGACAAATAACAAATCCGCCGGATTCCATTTATCTCCTTGAACTTTACCATAGTCTAAACTTAATAGCGCTGCCGCTTTAGCTTTTAGTTTATCCCAAACTTGCTTGTTGATTACCACGTAGTTGTCAATGTTACCGGAGATTGGGGTACCAGATCGGATATTCTTGCCGATTCGAATAAACGTGTCCCCGTAACTTTCGTCATCCGCCACCGCATCGATAATTTTGTAAACTTGATCTCTGGAGACCCCTTGACAGCGTTTAACGATATCTTCCAGAGATTTTGGATTGTTGATCAAATCCGAAAACTCTTTATAGTTCGCTACATCCACTAAAGTGGCGACCGCAACTAATGCTTCCATATTCTCTGCGGCTTGGCCGGATTTACGACCTCGAGGGCGCTCAATTTTGTTGAACGCAACCGGCGTATCATTGATTAAAACCTGTACATTAGCGCGGAAAGGATTAGTACCCTGCTTAGCACCTAAAAGCTCTTTTGCATGTTCCCAAGTTTTAGTATCGTTAACCAGAACGCGAGAACCATTAAAAAGGAAAACCGCGTTTGGGTGGTCCTGTTTGAATTCCTCATATCGGATTTGTCCGCGATACGCGGTAGAGTTCCAGTTGGTAGAATTTGACCAATTTGCCATTGTTTATTCCTTATAAATCCCCTAAATTAGTTAAGTTGTTAGACCACATTTGTTGAATAGTAGTCTTCTCCGTTTCTTTAATTTCTTGTTTAGTTTGCTTGATCTTCGCTTCCAGCGATTGAACTTCTTCTTTCACCATTTTACCCATCGGAATTCTATGGAGGTAACCAAAGCCTTCTTGCGAATCGTTTGGATCCCGGTAGAGTTCATTTTGCTTGAATAATTTATTCAAATCGGAAGCCTTTAATTTTTTGAAGTCGATTTTATTATTAATCACTTCCTGGATCAACCATAAGATCGATTGATCTTTACTCATTTTGGTTTTGAGATTCTCCAAGATCAGAGCCTTGCGTTTTTCGATATAGCTAAGTTTGATATCTACGTATCGTTTTAGAATATCGAATGGATTCTCGGCTTCAAAAATCTTATTATTTTCATCCATGCAGGTGAAGTTTTCGGTTACCGAAGTCTGCAATTTGAATAATTTGATAACTTGATCTTTAGTTAGGGTCGTTTTCTTATCAAACGTTACTACAAATTTGAAGTTATCTCCTTCGGAGAGGTCTTCATATTTTTTGAATTTTTTGTCATCATCTAATTTATCTAATACCTGTAGGTAAGATCTTAAATCGCTACCATAAGGAATATCCAACAAAGTTACTACATTTTTATCAATGGTAAAGTTTGCGGTGAACAACCATTTGAAAGCTTGCGGATTTTCGGGGTCGCGTTCAACCGTTCCATTAAAGTTTCCAACAAAAGGTTTAACTTTGTTGATCAACTCCAAAGCTTTATAATCGCCAGACTCTAAGAAAACTTCGATACATTTGATAATGGAATCTACTGGGCGGGCTAGGATATTTTGAGCAAAGCCAGAACTCACCCCTTTACTTCCGTTTACGAGAAGAATGGGGAGTTCTGGCGTAAAGTACATTGGTTCAATTTTAGTGCCTTCGAATGTTTGACCTACTAATAAAGATTTGTCGATATCTAGGAAGATTTCGCGTAAGCGATTATTCCCAGCTGCGAAGATATAACGGCTAGCTGAAGCTTCCGGGATAGCGCGAGTACCAAAGTTACCTTTGCGTTTTAATAAGGGAATTTGGTTCGTAGTTAAGTAATCTTGACCTAAAGTCACTACCACTCCATCTAAACTCCCGTGAAGATAATCAGCGTATTCTGCCGCTTTGGAAGATAATTGGGAAACTTTAGTAAGCTCAGTAATCTTTTTGTCTAGGACGGTGTAGATAACTTTACGACTTGCATTCTTTAGTCCATCGACTAAACTGGCAATTTTTCGTAAGTTATCATAACTTGCTTGATTTACATAATCCTGCTCGAAGAAGCGAACTGCGTTGATGATAGAATTCTGTGATTCTTGCATTTAGCACTCCTAATAAATAAATGTATTGTGTATTTTATCAATATAATAACTATAACAAAAGAAATATCTCGTCAATTCGCTCCTAAATTGATGAGACCTTCAAGAGGATCGAGTGCTCCTATCGATCCTCTTTTTTTTTACCTTTGCAATATTATATTATACCTTTATGATGAAATCAACCCTTAGATACTCGCGATGCTAAAGTCGTTCGCTAAAATCATATCTTTACGTTTTTGACTATCGTCACCTAGCCAAGCATCTAACATTTCCGCGAAACGCGGATCTTCTAAACTTACCGGTTTTAGAATAGATTCTAAACCATCCGCTTTAATCACTGCCTCGATATCTTGAGGATCTAGCGTACCGAGACCTTTGAAGTACATTAAAGATTCGCCAGCTTTGATATCCACAGAGCCTTCGATATCGAAAGTCCATCGAACCAATTTACCATCTTTCATAGCTCCTTTAACCGGAGTTTGCAGGAAGTATACGCGATCGCGTAGTTCTGGAAGGAACTGATTGATAAAACCTAAAAGAAGACCTCTTATATGAAAGCCGTCGAGATCTTGATCCGTTCCACAAACCAGGGACTTAAAATCATTTTGATGGATAATAGCTAACAATTCACTAAGCTCTTTGTTTGCCGCGACTTTTTGAGCACTCGATTTATACGCGTTTAAGGGTTTCCCTTTTAATGCGTAGTATGCGATTCCTTTACGACCTAAAGCTGGAACCAAACCGCCCATCGCGGAGTCCCCCTCTACCAACATTAAGATTTCGCGATCCCCTTGAGCGTCTAAGAACTTATCAGATTTGATTTTAGTCTTTTTAGCATCTTTGATCGCTTTCTTCTCTACGCGAAGCTCACGAGCTTGCGTAGTCGCTTTGATAAAATCCTTAATCTGTTTTGATTTCTTAACTTTTTGAACTAACGGATTTAGGTCACCAAGATATTCGCGGGTTTCTTTTGTTGAGTTGGTAATCTTCTCTTTAGTTTGAGAATTGAATCGTAGGTTCTTCCAGCCTCTTCCAATAAAGACAATTTGTAAGGTGTTCAACACATCAGCGCGAGTACAGTTAAGACCTTTTGTCTCCGACAATTCTTTAACAATTTCTTGTAATATAAGATCGATATGACTACCACCATCCGGTGTATTCAAACCGTTTACCACGCTAAAATGACTAGTTTTTTCGCTGTTAGCGATGACCAGTACTTGATAGTTATCCGTAGAATGCTCAACGAATGGAGTTTCTTCCGTTGTAAAGAGATTTGCGATTTTCTTCGGAGTTTTGATTCGCTTGCCGTCGAAGTAAAATTTGATATCGGGATAAGTTAAAGACAATACTACTAATCTAGTACGAATTACATCTTTAACATCCTCGCTAATCTCAGCTAGGCTGAATTTTGCGAGATCCGGCCAGAATGTGATGTTAGTACCGGGTTCCGACTTTTTATAATCAATGTTACAGCCATGCAATAAAGCGTTATCGCGCCATTCTACTTTAGTAGTAGTATCTTGAGTTTTGGTCACACAAACGAATCGTTTACTAAAACAGTTAGTAGCAAAAGCTCCAACCCCGTTAGTACCCATTTGCCCTAAGTTATCTTCATCATTAAAGTTACTACCAGCTCGAGCATTACCCAAAGCAATCACTACCGGCAAATCTTCGAAGACTTCGCGTTTCGATGTTCCACCATTCATTGCTAGTTTTTTGAATTTCTCCGGCATCGGGAAACCAGTAGAGTCATCTTGCACTTCTACTTTGTCTTCCGAAAGCTTAACCTTGATAGTAGAACCTTTGCCAGTTTTAATAATAACGTCAACGGAGTTGTCGATGACTTCGTTGATGATTTTGATTAATCCTGGTGCATACGTTAATTGCTTAGTTTGAAGTTTTGGTTCCTCAAACACATTTTCAAAGATAGCCGTTTCGTGTTGTTCATTGCTAACAGAGCCAATGTACATGCTTGGACGATGAACAATATGTTCTCTGTCGCTTAGCTTCTTAATCTCAAATTTTTCTTTAGACATTATGATACGCTCCTATTATTACGATTTGAATGTATTATAATATAACAAAAAAAAAAAAAACAACAAAAAAATTTTGGTCCACAAAAATTTAAAAATTAAAAAAAAAAAAAACCCCCGCGATTGCGGAGATCTTTTAAATTAAACATTAACTACAAACTTGGTACCAAATTCACTTTCCAAGTAATTTTGGAATGCTTCCCCTACAGATTTTGCGGTGGGTTCCGGTGCGTTCATTGATAAAGTGTCGATCTTAAGAAGTTTAAGCTCTTCCACTTCCATTGTTTCCGCTTCTTTGATCTTCTCCGCGTAACGCGGGATTTCTAAGAAACGAACTTGATCGTCTTTGACTAAGCGTTTAAGTTTGTTAACCGTCTTGGTGTCGTAGATTTCTTTCGTTTCTACCGGCGTTTTAAGAACAATCTTATTTCCGGAGTCCTTCCTAATTCCACTAACTGAACAAGTCGAACAAACCTCAAAATTGTCCGGTTTGGCGATCGACAATGAAGTATAAAGAATAGCTTTTTCAATTACACTATTACAACAAAGGAACAAAATCATACGAAATCCTCTTGTGTTAATTCTAAGCCATCGGCTAATTTTATAAACGCTTTGATATTTTGAAGTGCTAAAGTTGGATTGATTTTAGCGATGTTCGCGAATCCTAAATCACCCACGATTTCCTTTTCTGCATGATCTAAGCGGATACCGCTAGCGGCTTGCATAATTGGAGAAATGGAGATCACGTAGTCCACTTTAATGGTATCATTTTCGATATCATAGAATAGCTTTTCATTAGTTTCGCGTTTACTAGAATCTAACAAAGCAATCTTAGCATTGAAAAGTCCTCTTTGTAAACTATTCAATTTTTTGATTACGCTATAATGCTCTGGGTTAAAGAACACAATAGCTCTATCGTTTCCAACCCGATCAACAAACTCTAACGCACCTTTAAATGCGCTGGTTGTGTTACAAGGTTGGCCCCCAAAGGCGACTTTTTCAAAGATTGAAGCAAATTTCAAGTCGATATTAACCGGAATGAATTGGCCATAACATTTCAAATATTTTAACCAAAAATATTGATCTTCGTGATATTGCACGTTGGCAAAATCTACGAAAACTTCTCTCTCACTACCGCGTTCGCTTGCTTTACGGATTTGATCTTCACAAGCGGTTAAGTAATCGAGGTAGCTAAACAAGCTAGCATCAAAATAATCTACATCCTGTAATGGTTCAACTTGTTCAACCAAGGATGTAGGAGTTTTGAAACCTAGTTTGAACTTACGGGTTTGCGGGTCTTGTGCATCTTCCATATCAAAACTCCTTAGAAATTACACTGCCGTGTGAGCTGTTGGAATAACGATAGTGGCTTCTTCACTTTGAAGAATGGCACGGAACGTGCTAGCTTTTTCAGAGAATACTAAGCTCAAGTTAAATTCGTTACCTAATTTACCAAAGAAACTTGCATCTACCACTACCGAGCAATCTTTTGAAGATTCCCCTTGGATTTTGAATTTATATGAGTTAGAAGAGGACATTAACACATCCACATCTTTCACAATAAATTCAATTTCGCCGTTACGAGAATGAATAACCACTTTAGAATTAGCAATCGCCGCTGACGCGGTTTTAATGCGATTGATAGTATCTTTAGTGATAGTCGCGTTCAATGTTGGATTTACCGCTAAGGTTTGGGTTACGGCACGCTCGATATCGATATCTTGCAGATTTTGAATCAATCGGATATCCGAGGTCACAAACTTCGCATCACCAGTAACATCTTTGATTTTTAATGTGGCATCATCCAAAGTAATTTCTGGGTCTTCGAATAACGAGATGACGCGTTGGAAGTTCGAAATGTTGTCGTAGAACCCCACATCTTTCGCATCCGGAGTCTCGGATTCTACCATACCGAAAAAGGTTTTTGATGCATCAGTAAAGTAAGTTTTTCCATTCTTTACGATCGCCGTTTCTGTAAAACGTCCAATAACGTTCAATGAATCTAAAAATTTCAATTTGTACTCCTATAAAAATAATACTATAGAATATTATAATAATACCATTACTATAAAAATTCTACCAATTCTGCCAATTCTGCTAATAAAGTTTTAATTTGTTAACGTTTAAACGCTTCTTCGAAGATTTTATCGAAGTCTGGTACATCCGGTTTGTTAGGTTTTTGGAATTCACCCGGAATTGGAACTCCTTGCTTACGCAAGGATTCCAAGATTTGTTCACCTAACTTTTGGGATTCTGATTTGTGTTCCATAATTTTGCTCCTATTGCTTTACTATATCTTGAAATTATACGCGAAACGCGTAAATTCTTCAACTTTTAGTTACCAGCATTGGTCTCGCCACGGGCCTGTTTAAGATTTTGAACCGCTTGATCGATCAGCCCAGATTGGATCTCCCGCTCAAACGGTAACATAGAATCTACGTCCAATTTGGTAAATCCATTAATGACTAATTTATGATAAACTTGGTACATCGCCGCGATAGAGTGCGTACTCAAAGATTTCACCACAAACTGACGATCTACGTTAACCAAATTTTCAAAATCACATAAAATGCATCTGCTAGTTAAAGTATGTTTAAACTTTGGAAATCTCGCTTTCAGCGATAGAGTCAAATCCTTAACATCTTCCATATTTTTGAGATCTGGTCTCTGCTCAAAATAATCGAACACTTCCGACATTTTGATTTCTTCGAGTTCTAGAGACTTTAGGTCACCTAAATCTTTAAGTTTAGCATCTCGGAATCTTTCGATCTTATCAAACAAGCTAAAGTCTAACATATCTTCCAACATAATGACGGATTCGGTTACCCGATTGCATTTTGGGCATTTGTATTTTAGATGGCAATCCCCACCATTTGAAATCTCGCGTACTTTAAGCAGGCAAGCTAATTTCAAATCTTCCGGGAGATTTTCCGGTACCCCATACAACTTGCAAATATGCGTAAACGCAATATCTTCATCTTCCTGGATAGCTTGGGCTTCCAACGCGGCTTTCTCAATTTGTGAAGAGATAGGAGAAAGCTTAACGCTTTCCCCAGTAGCTAATATTTTGAAGTCGATTTCTAAACTTAAAGTCGGGTTCTCCAAAATTCTTCCTCCTCGGTGAGTTTATGAGAAGTGACGGTTACCGTTGCCCATTTTTCAGATCTCTCTACGCCAGAATCTTCGTCTTCAACCAAAGCCTCTAAAACCTCGATCGTGCAAGGAGTTTGCGATTTCGCAAAGTTTGCATCCAGCCCGAATGTCACCGCATAGAACATATCAACCAATTGATAGACTCGCTCTTTGAGTTTTGCGATATCTTCAAATTTTGCCAAATTATCTTCCAGATATTTTTGCAATTTTTGATTTAAGGTATGTTCCTCTATAACAGTATTCACCTTAAAGACTCTAGGTTCTACAATCTTAACGTTTTTGATCTTATCCGGATAACCAAGATTACGATCGGCAAATTCTCGGATTTCTTGTAGAATTGCGGTTGACGCATCTACTACAAGCTCTTCCTCGGTTAGCTTATGATCTACCTGATATCGATAAACTACAAACTCTGCCAGTTCTTGCAAACTCATTCCTCTGAATTTGGCAAAGTTTTGCATAAGTTGGGTCAAAGTAAATCTCAACAAATCCGGAGTAATTTCTACGTAATCTTTAACCAAAGGAAATAAGATATCATCACCATACCCCTTCATATCGTTAGGTCTTACCAGCAGAGTTAAAGACATAGAATCATCCGTTTTCTCCGAATATTGACGGAAGTCAGTAATCGGGTAGAACACGGCTTCTCCAGTTTCATTCGGGAGAATGATGTAGTCTCGTTCCTGGTGAACTCCAAATTCGCTCGTATAAGATTCGAAGAATTCGCGATCGCCAGAACCCTTGATGTTCAACAATAATTGCGAACCCGCAAAGAGTTCATTGTATTCAATTCCTAACGGAGTTGGCGCAATGTTGTCCAATCTTGCGATGATGGCGGTTTTGGTAAACGCTAAACAAGCCAGCTCATTCTTAGGATCGAAACATACTAATTTTTGGTAGCTCGGAACCGGTTTGAAATATTCCAACTGATCTTTAACAAAAAGATTTTTGACATCGTAGATCTTAGGTTGATGGCGTTCATTATACAAACGATAGCGATCATACAACAAAGGCACCAAAGCGCTCAAATCTTGGGTATCCCAAAGACTGAGAATACTTAGATCATTTTGACGCTGATCAATTACTTTGTTGATAAAGTCTACTACCGTGCTTGCTAACATATAAGTATTCGAACCTTTGTTGGTTTGGAATCCTTTTAGGTTTAGCATTCCAAGTAAAGTCTCCAAGTCTTTCTGTTGAGACTTTTGCTTGTCTTTGATTTTGATATTATCTCTATACGAAGCCATTAGAGGTCTCCTAGCATCATCTCTTTCGGGATTTCCGGTTTTGGAACCTCAATTACGGTAGCTTTGTTTTTGGGTTTAACCGCTTTTGGAATTGGATTATTGTCTGCAAATTTTATCGTAAACGATACTTCTTGCACACCCGAAAGCTTAAGTTGTTCTATTAAATCTGTAATGTTTAAATTCATTTGATACTCCTTCTACTATTAAAGTTTATGTTATTATAGATTAGTATTATACCAAATACCACTTTTATTTTTGAAACTTGAAAGTTTCGGTAACCGAAACTCTGAACCTCTTAAAAAAATTTTTTTTGTGAATCTAATAATATAAATATGTAAATCATTCCATACAATTATTCATTAAAACCTAACGAGTATTCGAGGAGTTCAAGTTGGGATTATTTCAAAAGTTATTCGGTTTAAAAGAGCCGACAGATTTCGCAAAGGCGGGTACCGACAAACCCGCGGAAGATTCGCTTAACGAAGATTTTACCGGTTCGTTAGGCGGTAGTATGCCAGGTTTTGGTTACGATTCTACCGTAGGTTTTCAAGGTAATCCAAGTTTCGGGTTGGGTGGAGCTATCGGTGGTGAAGGCAACTTTATCGGAGATAGTTTCTGGGACGTTGGCGGGGTCTTTACTCGTGCTTACGGCAATCCAGGTTTGCAAGAAGTCGAGAAATCTTACATTATGCACCAACGCGCTATTTCGTTATACCCGGAAGTAGCAATTGGTATTGAAGAGATCATGCGCGATCTTTTCCTTAAAGATGATCCATTAGTATTAGAGACTGAAGGCGAAGATGATAAACAATTCGAAATGGTTAACGAAATCTTCAATGAGTTCAAAAAGAAACCTTTCGTGGTGATTAACGGTATAAAAACTCCGGATGCTTTGATTACTTTCAACTTCTTAAAACAAGCGTATATTGATGGTCGTATGTGCGTATTGAGCTTAGCGATCGACGCTAGCAAATTCGTAGGTAAAGAAAAGGCCAATGCTAAAAATATGCATGGGATGTCCGGTACCTTGTTGAACGAATCTATGGTACATTGGAAATCTAAAACTGCGTTTATCAACCCGGATCGCATCACCGAGAAAGACGTGGAATATTTGATCGAATCGGCAAACGATTTCTACGAACCACTTTCGGTTACCAAAGACGGCGCCAAAACTCGATTTGATAAGAAAACTGGTAAAGCCATCCGGGATCCTAAAGGCTTAAGTGATGGAGAATCATCTGAGAACCAAGATAACTCAAACAAAATCCGGGTATTCATTCCAATCGATCCTTTAAAAGTAGTTGAACAAGATGGGGTTACCTACTATCAAGCGGGTCGCTCAAATAAAATGGAACTCAAACCAGAGCAAGTCATCCAAAGTGACTTTGGTCTTTTTGATGTGACTGGTGCCCGCCACGGTTTCTTATTGTATGCATTCAAATACGCAAACCAATTACAAGCGCTGCAAGATATGCTGATCCCGATGCGTTTTAGACGTTCGGTAGCTCGACGAGTATTCAATGTGGATATTTCAAACTTACCGCAAAATCGTGCGCTAGCGTATATGCAAGATCTTCAAACCAGGTTCAAGTATAAGAAACGATATGATGCTACCAGCGGTAAGATCGTAAGCACAAATAACGAACCTACCGGAATCGTAGAAGATTATTGGTTTGCTAACCGCTCCGGAAGTAAAGGTACAACCGTAGAGACTATTGATGAGGCGGGTAACTTCCAAGACAGCTTGGATGATATCATGTACTTTAATAAGAAACTCTATCAAAGTATGTTTATCCCGTTACGTCGAATTTTCGAAAGCGAAGCGAGCTACGATTACACCGCAAACTCCATCGAAGTGGATGAACTAAGATTCGTTAACTTCTTGGATCGCGTAAGATTCGTTTATTCGAATGTTTTCACGGAGATGTTCCGTCAAATTCTACGAGATAAACAGGTTCCGGAAGAGTACATCTTGGATACTTACATCTCGCTGAACTACGAAGCTTGGTATGAGAAAGCTAAAGTCAAAGAAGACTTTGAGAAAGCATTAGATCTTTACGAAACGGCAAAACCTCTAATCGGTAAATTGTTTAGTGCCGAAACCGTAATCGATCGGGTATTCGATATGTCCGCTAGTGATGTTCAAGATGAGTTTGATAAGATCAAGCAGGAAATTGATGAAGGTAATACTTACTATCCGATTTATCAAGCTAACAAAGAACAAGAAGATGAATATTAACATTAATTAAAGTTATAATATAAAACAATCTCCGATTTATCGCTAACATCACCTACGGTGTACATCGCGAAATTTTGGAGATTTTTTTTTTTGAACCTTCAGTATTTCGGTCACCGAAACACAACAACTTCAAAAAAATCTCGAAATAATCGAATTCTACACTTTAGTGTAATGATCGAGGTTTTCGATTTTTTTCAATTAAAGGGTTTTATTATAATAAACTAAACATCATTCATCAATTCATCCGCAATCGCGGAAAATTTTGAAAATGAACCTTCAAAGTTTCGGTAACCAAAACTCTAACGTTTCAAAAATAAAAAATCTCCACGATTGTGAATCTAGTGGAGATCTTTTATTATATTAAAACTATATTAACGTCTTAAATCTTCGCGTTGCATTACCGTTGCAATACTTTCGAAACCGGTGTTGGTTACGCGTAAGCGAATGTACTCAGCAACTCCAGTAGGAAGAATGTAAACATCTACGATCAATTCGTTATTCGCCATAGTTTCTGGTGAGTTGTTACGATCACTACAATCTACATAGAAATCTTGCAAGCCACCTTCCGCTTTGAATGAGTTCAACATTGGAGATAGTGAACTTACTACGCCTTGCATTACGTAATGATTGATGTTTTCCATCACGAATTGACGCAATACAGAAGAAGCATTTTGGACAATCGCGTTAGTCATTGAGCGTACGTGCCAGCTAATAAACGGATCTTCCATCTCTGCTAAAGTGCGGTTACCCCAAACTACGTTACCTACCCCATTCATAGCAACAATTGGATTGATGTTGTGGCTATACAAAATATCACGATGAGCTTGCGAAGGATTGAAGATTAGGCGAACGCCTGGTTTCAATACCCCACGACGAACACCCGCAGAAGCCTTATGAGCTCCGTGTTTATCGTTAGTTTCACAACGAACACCAGCTAAGTCACCTGCTACGTTAATTAAACGATGTTTATTGTTGTAAGTATCATAAGTGGCAAGATAGTTACCACCAATAACCGCGTTATCATATTTCAATACCATAGCATTTACGGTTTGCGCGGCATTTCCACAACACGCTGAACCATCTACGATATGCATACTTTCACGCCAGTCGACCATCGCATCGATCATATGGATTGGATTTTTGCTAGCAAACAAGTTGTAAGGCGCGCCAACAATTGCGGTTACCGTTCCGCGAGCTCTTGCAAGATTTACAGCACTTAAACCTTCATCCATTTCATTGGCAATAACCACATCAAATTTGTAAGTATCTTGATCTTCGAAAACTTTATAAGCATTCTCAATATCGGTCACCGAAACTTCAGCATCCAATCCGCCTAAAAGTTGTAGTGGACGATTGATATCTCTTGCGCTAAACGCAGTAGACCATAAGGTACCAATACCACGACGAGCAAAGATGTAATTCGATTTTAAGTTAATCTCATCAACGATGAAGTTACCTTTACCGGTGCGATTTTCGGTACCTACGAATTGTTCAACTACTTGGCCATCTAAAGCAACTAAAACCCCTACGTTTCCAGCGGTAACTGGCTGACGGAAAGCTTGATCTACCACTACGCCATCAAACGCCAATTTTGCTGAAGTTAAATCTGCAGCGGAGTAATTCACTTTGAAATCTTCCGGTTTTACGATAGCGATTTGAACACTGTTACCCCAAGAACCGGGAGATCTTGCCCAGAAGCTCATTGGAGAGTTAACATCATTCCAAGCGTATGAATCACTGTAAAGATCAAAAGCATCTGGTGATTCGATGAACGCTTCGTTACTTACAGTACCTACCGGATCTGAAGTTGGAGTGGAATTGAATTTTGATAGAGTTGGCATTTCTACCGATGCGTTGGTTGCACCAGATAAACGCATTAATTGATCATCTTTGAAAACGTCAAATTTTAATTTTGGAACAAATACGAAGTTGTCTACGTCTAATACGGTGTAGATAGCTCCGTTATTCGCATTGTCACCAGAAATGGTAAAGCGATCAAATTTTTTGAAAACTTTCTTAATGCGATCGATGTCACCTTTCTTGAAGCCGAAAGGATTTTTACCTGCTAGTTCGAATGATTTGATAGAAACATCAACCGTCACATCAACATCTACACCAACGTCAGCGCAAGCATCGAAAGTATGATCTAAGTTCGCGGCGCGGGAAACGAAGATACCTGGATGGTATTCTAAGAATCGAGCAACTTGGAAGAAATCGTTATAGTTGAGATCGTTCGGGGTACCGAAATGAGTCTCAAGTTCACGAATATCGGTGATCGGTAAAGCGTAACCTACCGGACCTTTGCTAAATTTACCAGCGAATGCAGCTCGGATAGCAGAAGGGTTACGTCTTGCAAAACGTAACGCTCTTTCTTCCCCGTAAACGCCTGGAGATTTATATGCCATTGTTTAACCTCTTTTTGTACGTACTTTTGAGAAATTGTTAATAAAGTTATTAATATTTATAAGTAACGTTAATAAAAGAGGTTTGAAAATCTCCGCTAACTTCGAAGACCCTTCATAAACTCCGCGGTAGCGCGATCTGCCTTGAGCTGATAGATTCGCTCTAAAATAATATCATGCGTCATCACTTTCGGTAACCGATCTTTCTCAATCATCGAAAGCAATCCGGATTTTTGAAGAAGTTCAAATTCTTTTTGGTAGTCTTCCGGCGTAATAGTCTTATCTACCGCGTTAAATTCTTCTTCGGTTACCCGACCATTCATCATCGCGATTTCCAATCGGGTTTTACCTCGTTTAGCCAAAGCTTGTTGTTTGCGTTGTTCTTTAGCTTCTTCTTTTTGGATGATCTTCTGTTGTTTCTTCATTTCGCGCTCCTTGAGTTTTTCTTGTTGTTTGCGTTCACGCAAGATCGCTCGTTTTACTCGAGTAAACACAATCTTATCTTCGAATAAACATAAAGAACTTAGCAATCTTAGCTCACCAGAAATTTCACAGCGATAATACATCGCCATTCTTAAGCGCATTACGCGATTGCGTAGTTCTTTGTAGGCATTCGGGAATTGTTCCGGATCGGTATGCTCTAATTGTTGTACCACATCAAAATAGTATAATACCGTTTCGCGGTCGCATACTAAAATTGGAACCGCTTGCCCATCAATGTGTAAGAAATCTGGTGTTATATTAAAATTCATATTTTACCCTCATTATGCCCAGGTCACTACATCACCGTTTACGGTAAGACCGTAAGCTTCTAATTCTTCGCGAATAAAGATTCCGTTAGGGATGAAGATAGAAAACTCTCCGCGATTCGCGGCTTGTTCTATAACTTCAAGAGCATGTTGAACTTTAGCTTTAGTCGCGATTTGTTTCATTCGCTCTTTGAAAGAGGCGTCCGGTTCCGCGGTTGTCTGCATTTGTTTTACCAATTCGAGTAATTTAGATTTTGCTTCCTGTTGATCTTCCGGTTTGGTGTTTTGGATGGTACGGGCGTTATTATTGATGTGTACTGGCATCATTTCGCACATAAACACTTCATCTTCGTGAATAAGCACCCCATAAACGTGGCGGTCTACTGCACACCAAGCAAATTCGAAATTATCTTCGTAGAAGCAACTACCCACGATAATGCGATCTGTTACCCGTTTGATCAATTTTACCTTACAAGAAGCGTCACCGTAGGTGCAGTTTTCTAAAACTTTAAATTGATTGCCATCTTGGTCTTCCCAGACCTCCCCTTTGAAGTAACGGACTTCTTTGAATTGTTTAACAGCTTGCGGATCGAAAAGAGCTAGGTCACCCGTGGTAAGCACATCACTGAAATCTTCACCGAAACTTTGCGCGTTCTTCTGCATAGCTTCGCCAGTATAAACCCATTGCTTATCTCCAACATGCGCAAAACCAAAGTAACCTTCATAAGCAGAAGGCGTGGTTTTAGTAACCTCCGCAATTGCGCGTTTAACTGCTTTTAAAAAATATGGCATTATGCACGGGTTCGAATCCACATCTTGCACTTCATAAACATTACCTTGTAAATCTTGTACGTAATCGCCTCGTTTAAATTTTGTCATAATTTGAATCTCCCGATATACTGATGATTGGATGAATTATCTTTATGTTGTGTATTATAATACATCTAAAAATAGAAATCAACTGCTATAAAAATTTTTTTTTTTAAGAGTTGCTGAGTTTTGGTGACCGAAATTTTAAAGTTGTGATTTCAAAAAAAATCTCGAAGACTACACCGACTGCACCGACTGCACTTTGGTGTGATTCTTCGAGATTAGATGGTATTGGAATCTAATTAGCCCTATTAACCGACTAGGGTTAATTTATCAGCAGTTAGATAATCCGGACCAGTAGTGATAAGCGAATCTTCAGACGCATAGATCCATTTTTTATCGCCCGCTTTCTTAAAGTCACCATCTTTGCCGTTGTTATCAGTATGGGTAACTTTTTTGCTAACGCGTTTAACTGCTTCTAAAAGGTATGGGATTGAGGGAGTAGCATCGTTTACTACTTTGTAAGTGTTGCCATTGTTGTCCATTACTAAATCGCCAATTTTGAATTCTGTCATTTTAAATCTCCTGGGTTTTTTTTTAATTTTACACCGTAGGTGTCTTATCTCTTATGGGATGTATTATAATAGAAACTTAATTAAAACACAATACCTAAACTAAAGATTTTACCTATCAGTGCAATAGATTTTACCAATAAAAAATCTCCGCAGTTGCGGAGATCTTTAAATTTTTAAGCTTGCGTTAACCTACTAACACCGGAGCTGGGTCTACCCATTTTTCTTGGAGCTCTTCCATCAATCTTTCGATATCAGCTTGAGCTTCACTTATTAAGCGATCATAGTTGATAGTAGCTCCACCGACCAAACTTTGAGAGTACTTACCAACAATTTGACCCCAAAGCAATTGACTTTTCGCTTTAGCGAAATCTTTCACCCAACTTTCATTAAAGATCAAATCAAATTCTTCGTCTACGCGATATCTTGCTTGACCTTTAATAATAAGAATAGATTGATTAATATCCCCTAGAATTTTACAAGTTCGTTTAATCGAATCCCATTTGAAAGGAATGCAAGTTTTACCATTCTGGTAAGTCACTTGCGTAACCTCATCCCAATCGATAAAACGAAAACTGTAAGTTTCCGGGTGTCTTAAATCCACTTCAACCAACTCGGCAGTCTCGAAGAAACCGTAAACCACATCCGTGTAGGTTTTTACGGTATCTCTAATAATTTGATGAATATGCTCGTCGGTAAGTTCAACTTGGATTACTGGTTCCCCTAACATCAAACGAATGTATTTGACCAACTGGTTAGCAGTTGAAATTTCTCCGTAGAGGTTAGGGCTTAGAAATGCAGTATTCGGTACCATTAGAAATCCCATTTGTTTGCTAAAATGTTAGCATCAATCTGAGGTTTTAAGTCGTAAAACACCACAGTTTTGATGATGACGCTTGGTTCAATTTCATGCTTTTTAGCAATAGCTTTCAGGCATTTCTCGAAGTCTGTGCATTTTAAGCTTTCTTTCAATAAAAGATCTTTACACTCTTCCAACTCACCCAAAATACTGCTATCGACTAGAGACCCTAAAACGCCTTCCGGAACTTCGTCGCTAGAAACCTCTTTGTTATGCTGGTGATACTCACCATAGATAATGTTTTTTACGACGGAAGTAAGATATGCGAAAGCATTAACCCGGTTACCGGAAATCTCTGAACGCTTTAAAGGATCGAAGTTTTCGCGATAGCGAACCCATCGCTCAAACGCTAAAGATCCTAATTCATCTTCACTTAAGTGACTATTACGACCAAAAGTGCGTAAGCATCTACGGCATAATAATAAGATTAATTCATAAGCTCTAGCGACTTCATGTTGTGTCGGTTCGACATAAGGTGAAACTTCTAATGCTTTCTTAAAGTTTTCTTGAACTAAAGGATTTGATTTGTTTCCTTTAAATTCTATCATATACTTTTTATAATTTTGGTAAGCTTCATCGAAGATTTCGCGGGCTTCGGTGGTGCACTCCCGTGCCGGTTCTCCGAAATTGCGACAGTTTCGACCAATTGAAAGCATTAGGGCGAGTTCATGTTCATTGATGTATTCACTCGCCATTTGATTAACCCCTTAAAGTTGCTTTAGCTGGACGGCCGCGGCGCGGTTTCTCTTTGGACGCTTCCGCTTGGTCAATCAAAGCTTGGTCTTTTAAAGAAACTTCGATTTGCTTGAGGTCGTGTGAATGATTATCACAGTCCGGTTGAACTTCAAATTTCTCTGAGCATTCTAATTTTTGCTCGATACAATCTACTGGTTTGCACGCCGGTTCTTCTGGCTTTGGTTCTTCATACCAAACTTCAATGAAACCACGACGAATAAGACCTTGCATCTTACCTTGGAACTCGCGATTAATATCTCGCTCTTCTAAAAAGTCCCCTTCAAAAACATTTTGACCATTTAAAACAAAATCCTTACGGATACGAATTTTCTTATGGATAGGTTTTGCACATTTTGACATCTATTTTACCTCTGCTCCTCAAATTTTACTAGACTGGTTACCAATCTAATAAAGATCCTAATTGTTGTTCACTAATATATTTATTAGAAATCAAATCCGGTAAATTCGTACCCTGTAATTTTAACCCTTCGACTAACTTGGTAGCCGGATCTTGCACATTCTTAGAATCATCCAAGTACTCCGAAATTATCTGCTCGCGCAGAGCCATCGGAATTCCTTCTTCTAATACAAGCTGTCTATTACGGTAATAGTTTTTGCGGTAGCAAGGATCTAAATCTAAGAAATTTTCCAAGCTACCTACTTCCGCAATTCGCTTCTTCAGAGTAGCCAACCCAAATTTCTCGCGTTCAAAGACCCCACCAAAAGCTTCAAAATCATCATAGTTGAAGTAACCAGTACTAAAACTCCAAGCATCTTCACTTTCATCCAAGAGTGCCGATTCAATCAAGTATTCGCGAACTCCCGGTTTGAACTCTTTGAAATCGACTATTCTTGGAACGTTATCCGCGGTATCCCCTAAGCATACATGCTCTAATAACCACTCTTGCATCCCATTCTCTACATCTCCGGTTTTGTCGTCTACGCGAAGAATTTTGTTGGTCATCCAACTGTATTGCTTAATTAAAGGATTGTCCTGCAATTGAATAAAGTCCTTATCCGGGGATAAGATCATTACCGGTTCCCCTTTATTCGCCGCATCTCTAGCAAGCACCAAAATCAAATCATCCGCTTCACAATGATCCACATCTACCACTTTGAATAGGGTTTTAGCTTGGGAAGCTTTCAAAGCCTTTACAAAATTGTCAAATAAGATGTACGCATCTTTGTAATCAAATTTGGTAAAGCTTTGGCGGAATTGTTGTCTGGCGTATTTGTACATCGGGAAGATTTTCTTTCTCCAGTTGCCCCTACCGGAAGTTTCGTCTAAGCAAATCACAATCTCTGTCGCGTACTCGCGAAACATGTTGATGTGCGTGCAGAGAACATTCAACATTGAAAGATTGAACTCTTTTTGATAAAGTTTCAAATCTACGAAATCCGCTTTGGTTTCTTTAAGGATCCCGGAAGCTAAACCGTGCGTACATTTATGAAACGCTGAACTTAAATCGATTAAAATCATTGAATTTTTACCTCAAAATAAACGTAATTTGTTTGATTGGTTTATATTATAACGTTAAACCATGTAAATTACTATCAATTTTTTCCGGTCTTTGATCGATTGATGTTGAAACAGATACCGGCTTTAAGTTAGGTTTAACCGTAGGTTTCGATTTCGGAATGTTATGCATAAAGTTATCCACCAGGTCAAAAGAACTATCAATTTTTTCCGGCGTTTGTGGTGCTCGTAAAGTTTCGGTCACCGAAATATCCGAAGTCTGGGGAGTCCCGGAAACTACGGGGGTGGTACGCGTAGGCGTATGATCGCTGGGTTCTGGACCTCGCGGAACCGAGAATCTCAACTTATACAAATTTTCTACTCTTTGCATAGCTTCGGAAGCGATCTTTTGAATCGCCTCGCTAGCATACATTAAATCATCTTCATATTTCATAAAAGCTCCATATTACCAATCATCTAAACTTCCAAATACCGGAACATCTCGAATATCATAATTCATACTTTCCACCATTCGCTCTAATGGTTGCTCGAATTGTTTCTGGAAGTTAGTTTGATAATCGAAAATTCCATCTTCTTCGATAATTTTCGCAATTTTTGAGTCACCGAAACTGATGATCTCAGTTCCAAATCTATTCGGGGTTAACAAATAACAACGCTTGTATTTCTCTCCGGGTTGTAAAAGTTCGATCGAATCTTCCAAACCTTGTTGTTTCACCCAGTTGTTATGGGCAATCGCCGCCTTAGAACCTTGAGGAATCCCCTTATCATTGATGTTATAATCCAATGAACTTACGCCTTGAACCGCACAAATATCTTCTAACGGTTGATCTTGATATTGAAGTTTGGTTTCATCACGCCATTTACGAACACCGTATTGATCGTTGTCTAAGATTACAGTAATAGATTCTTGTAATTTTTTCTTAACCCAAGCTGGAGTGCTAGATCTAGCAATTTCTAACCCCATCGTTTTGATATAAGGATCATCTAAACTGAATCGTACGCCTTCGGAGTCCAATACGCGGGCCGCGTAACGTTTCTTGGCTACGAAGAACGCTCGATCACTAATAATTTCTCGTTCTACCCCAATTTGCGAAGGATCTGCAATATTCAAGATCTCCGCATACTCTTCGATAGAATCTTGGATAATTCGTTGAATGACTTTCTTTTCAAAAGAATCCACCCAATCGATAATTCCTGGAGTCGACGCATCCGCGTTTTCTCCAAATTTGTGGGAGACTATGGGTTGTAGTGTGTAGTAAAAACTATCCGTATCCCCATAGCAGATATACGGTTTCTCCGAGGGCAACAAAGCTTGCAGTTCACGTTCCACGTTGCTTGCCACCAATTGTATAAAGAAGCGACCGCTCGAGGTAATGGCGGCGGCCATATCCGGATTAGCCAAGAGAAAATGACGTGACGCGCAGGCTCCATATAACGAGTTAATAAGGATTTTCAGAGTCATTTGCACAATAAAGTCGTGCGAGCCACTTTCCTCTAGAATATCGATAAATTCTAGGAGTTCGCCTTCAGTACAAGTTTCGAACCAACTTAAATCCTTCTCCAATAATTCTTCTACTGTTAATTTCATCTAATCTCCTACTGCTTATAATGTTATGTTAAGTATTATAATAAACAATCCAATAAAATTCAATTAATTTTAGAGTTGCGGAGTTTCGGTTACCGAAACTTTCAAAGTTCAAAATAAAAAAAAATCTCCGCTGATGCGGAGATCTTTAAGATTTTGAAATTTTATGGTGTTCCAATAACCGGAGAGTTTAAGAAGATAGTAAACTTCTCTACTTCCCCTTCTGCTACCTTAGGATTCTTAGCCTTAACCATTTGGGTAACCGTAATGGTGTTACTCGCTTCGTTATTAGTAGATCCAACTACTAAGTAAGTTGCCGCAGTACCCTTAGCACTGAACGCATTTACGAAGTATGAACCGGTATAGAATGGATACGGTAGTGAAATTATCGCAGATTTCTCCGCTTCGACACTTCCGTAAACTACGCCAGCTCTCGTCAACGAGTTAAAGGCGAGTTTTGCATTACCGGTAAGGTTGAAAGTTTTAATAGTATTATCAAACGATTTTGCATCACCTGGGGGACCTGGAGGGCCTTGATCTCCTTTAGGACCTGGATCCCCCTTAGGGCCTTGAGGACCTGGATCTCCACGATCTCCTTTAGGACCTGGAACTCCTTGTTCGCCTTGAGGACCGGCTGGGCCTTGTAAACCGCGTTCACCCGGAATACCTTGGATACCTCGTTGACCTTCTGGGCCTGCTGGGCCTTGAAGACCTTGTAATCCTTGAGGGCCTACATCGCCGCGATCCCCTTTAGGACCAGGTTCACCCGCCGGACCTACTGGGCCTTGAGCGCCTGGGAATCCTCTTGGGCCTTCTGGACCGATTGGGCCTACTGGGCCAGTATCGCCTTTTTCACCTTTGCCACCAGAAATACCAGAAAGACCTCTTGGACCTACGTCGCCGCGCTCCCCTTTAAGACCTTGAGCTCCGCGTTCACCTCGTTCACCTCGATCACCTTTGTCACCTTTAGGACCACGTTCGCCTTGTGGGCCTTGTAAACCTACTGGGCCTTGGGCTCCACGATCCCCTTGATCCCCTTTGAATCCTCGCTCACCTTTAGGGCCAGCAGGGCCTTGGGCGCCACGATCCCCTTTAGGACCAGTATCCCCTTTAGGACCTTGCGGACCTGGTTCACCTGGATATCCTCTTGGGCCTCTCGGACCTTGTTCGCCCACTAAATTTTGTAAATTCGAACCTTCAGAGTTTTGGTGACCGAAACTTTCATCGTTAGAATTTGAATTTTTACAAATTGAAGGATCCGCAAGAGCCGAATGTATTTGAGTCATCATATTGACCGCAATAAGATCTTCGTGACAATCGTAGTTGTGCAACATCGAAAGATCCGGATGCATGTGGGCTTCTAACAAACTCTCTTTCTTGCGCGCAAAGGTAATCTCTTCAGGCTTCGAATAATCAGCGCAACGCTGATTATCGTAAGTGAAAGAATCTTTGTATTGTTTATCTTTCATTTATAATACCTTTAACCTTATTCCGAGTCCTTTTTAATCTCTTTAACCTTCTCTTTGAACTTAGCGTTTACTACGCCTTTCTCTTTCGATACTGGTTTATAGTTAACATTAACTTCGATGGCTTTATCGATGGCTTGATTGGCCTTACTTACCGCGTTGTTCTTATCAACCAGGGCTGGGTCGTTTTTCTTACCTTCAACTGATGCTTTAGCGGCTTTCTCTATGTTAACGTCTTTCAGGTCATCTTTAGCATCTTTTAAGCTTTCTTTAGCGCGTTCTTGCTCAATAGCTTTACGTTCAGCTTTCTCCGCTTTTTCTTCAGCTTTTTCTGCTTTCTTCTCTTCCTTTTCTTCCGCGCGTTCTTTATCTTCCTCCTCGCGGCGTTTTAGTTCATATTTGCGATCTTCTTTCTCTTTCTTACGCTCACGACCTTTATCAGTAATTCCCATCAAGTCGCCTACTTTCTCAAGCCCAGCACCGATTAAGCTTCCCGCGCCTTTAACTGCATCAATGCCTTTGTCTAAGAAGGTTAAAAGATCTTCGTCTGTAGCTTCCGAAAGCAAAAGTTCTTCAAACTCTGCGCGGGCGGAATCAGAAAGTTGTCCATTTTCATTTAAGAATGGGAAGCTCTCCCCATATTTTGAAAGACGATCTACAATACGAAGTTCACTTTGGTTATTAGCGCCTAAACGATGACGTTGATCGAATGTACTATCTGGAAGATCTATTTGACCTTGTGGCAATAGATCCCCACGAGCGGTAAAGCGTTGATCGATTGGGTCTAGGATGTTATCATACACCGCATTGAAGTTTACTTCGAATGGTTCATTGGCAATAGACCAGAAGTTACCCATATCCGGAAGCTCCGGAGTCACTTCTTTATCGGTATGTTCAACGTATTGGGTTGCATAATCAAAATCTTCCAAAGACTTAACGCGGAAACTTTGATAAGCATTACGATCTTGCACTAATACATCTACGTCTTGCATTTCAGCAAAGTTTAGAAGTTCTTCCAATTTAGATTTGAATTCAATCAAAGCTTCCGGTTCTTTTGGGACTACCGCTAATGGGAATGCTTTGAATAAACTAAAGAATAAATCATCTACGTTATTGTATGGTTCAACCAAAGTTAGGAAGAACGTTTGTTCTTCCGAAACTTGATGTTTTAAATCTGTGATGTTTGCGCCGTTCATTTTGTGCTCCTACTATTATCTTTCGATACTTACATTGATTGGGAAATCTTGGCTATAGATCTTACCCATATTGATTTCGCTAATGCTCGCATCATACAATTTAATTCGAATACTACCATTACTGGTCATTACGAACGCTGATGTAGAATAGATGATCGATTTGAAATCAGGGTCTTTCTCTGCGATCTTCTCTACTTCTTCTTTAACGCGTCTTGGGCGTAAGAAAGCATTTTTCTCAATGAATTCTTCCCCCATAGCATCTACCGCAGGTAGAATATCGGAAACTTCGAAAACGTGTTCTTTGATATACTCTTCCGCTTTCTCTCTACGAGAAGTACTTGACTCAAAAGAGATACCATCATTTTCTTGGTAACCAGCCTCCTCGTTAGTTACGCCGTGATTTGTACGAACGCACAACCAATCTGTAACTTCTTCTACTGTAGACACATAATCTTCTTCTTTTGCCGCAGAACGTAAAGTATTTTCTGCACCTTCTTTGGTTTTCTTAGCTTTGAGCTCTTTCTTAACATCCGCTGGAAGCGAAGATTCAATTAAGAAACATTTGTCGCCATCACTTACAAAAGTACAGCCATCGAATTTCATTTCTTGGAAAGATTTCAATGCTTCTTTCAAAGACATCTCGCGACTTGCGCGACGCGCAGTTAATCCGTGATCCGCTTTCTTGCCGTTTTTCTTAACGGTTTTAGATTTTGAAGTACCATCTTTCTTATCCATTGAGTTGTTCAACGCAGAGTTAACGAACATCAGTTCGGTATCTCCGGATGCGTTGTTGACCCGGATACATTCGGTCCAATCCGAATCTTCATCTACCAAGAATAAAGTAGTGGATTTGTCGGTTTGTAATGTTTTGAATTGATAAACCGGATCGTATGCGCGATCGCGAATTTTGAATAACGTCCATTGTGAGTCTTTGGTCGGTTTACCAGTCTCACGATCTCTTGGTAATTTAATTGCTACGGTAACGCACATTTTATTATCCTTTAATTTTTTGTTTAATGTATAATTTAATAGAATCCACAAATTCATTTAAGTAAGGATCATTCCCTCTAGGGAAATAATCCACGTCGATTTGGGATTCGATGTGTTTAAGTAATTCCGGGTTATAAATCTCAAAGTAACGGAATATTTCGAATTTTGGGTTTGATGACATTTAGCAACCCTCAAAGTTTCGGTCACCGAGATATTGACCTACTAAATTCAATTTGATATCATTAGCCGCTTTCGGAACTTCAAAAACCCAGTAAGATTTTTCGCGGTATGCAATTTGCTTACTTGATTTGAAATCAAACATATTAGCCAAATTTTGGATACCCAAATCACATCCACCGAATTCGCTTACTAAGATTTCGTATAGATGTTCATTCAAAAACTTATCGTTATTGATGAAGGCTCTCAAAGTCCATAACGAGTTATCCGTAGGATTCTTTTTGAAATTCTCGGCTAATTGGATAGAATGACTAAAGTCAAAACTTGCCTCTACCGAGCCTGAAATGAATAAAGCAAGATACTTCGCTGGAAGTGATAGCGGGTAGGTTAAAATCCACTGTTCTAATTTTTGAACAAACGAAGAATTCTCGTAGACGAGATAATCCTTATCTTCTACTGAGATTTTAACTCCACCAGGGATTTTGACACCTCGAAGTTTCGAGACGTTTGAAGGGCTAGGATCTACACCAAGCGATACTAACAACGCTCTAGCGTGATCTCTAAATTCTTTGTGGATTGGCTGAATGGAATCATCCAAACAAACTTTATAGTTGTTAGTGTACAAAATAGGTCACCTAATTCTCTAAAATATAATTGTTATACTTACAAATATATTTATAGATTTTCAGTGACCTGCGCTGCGGGGCTTATTACGTTTTTAACTTATCATCATCTTGAAATCATCAAAAGCTTGGTTACCTAGTTTTTTAACTTGATCAACCAAATTTTTGAAGGCTTCCATATCTTTTGAATCGTCTAAAGTCCATTCGAAACCTTGGATCATCTCTAATATCAAAGATTTGTTGGCTTCCCTAACCGCTCTTTCCGGATCCTGGACTTCTGGATCGACTGCAAATAAATCCTCTTCTTTGACTTTGTTGAAATGATCGGATGATTTAAGATCCTTCGCCGCTCGTTCGACCTGAATATGATCAAAGAACTTACGCTTGTAAAAGTTTTTGAATTGTTCAAAAACCCGGGAATTGTAATCCTGGAAGAATTTGTAAGGTGTCATATTCTTAACCGAACAATCTCCATTGAAACAGTTAACGTTAATAACATCCCCTTTTTGATAAAGATGCAAACGTTTTAAGTTCTTGCGAGTTCTCGAATCCCCACAGACTGGACATCTACATGCAATGTCTAAATCCTGTTTGTGAATATCCGAATCTTGGCATCCTAACTGTTTTACACAATCCAAGAAGAATGGTGCTATTTCTCTAAATTCCAATTGATTGGTGATTGTTTGCATTTGATTTAACTGGTTTTGGTTGGTCTATAAACTAATTCTAAATCGCTAGCGTGTTCCCATTGTCTAATACCCGAAACTGGATAATAGATTAAGAACTGGTTATCTAATTCATCTTTAGTAATTATAATACCATCTTCTTTAAAACTCAAGCATCGAACCATATCGAATTTCTCAAATTCTGCCGGTCTCGTAGTAATACGTTTCCAGCAATTTTTGATGATATCGAATAATGAACGAAGTGATAGTGAATTGTTTATATTATAATCTAATACATTATCTTCGTTAAGCACAATCGAATATTGCTTTTCAAAGTAAGGAACCTGTATCTCGCCAGTCTCAGCATCAAAGATGTATTCTGTAAAACCATCATTTGGGAGATAGTCCGGTCTTGCAAATTTCAATAATCCTGCGGTTAGCAGAGATTTTGAATATTTTTGCAGATCTGGCGTGGTGTTATCCACTGTTTTCTTATCTACCCAACGAACAAACCAGTAATTGCCCTCATTATCTTGGTATGCGCAATTTTGTTTAAAATGCATTTAATTTGCTCCTTAATTGTTTTCGGTGGGGTAAGAGACTCGATAAGAGTAATTTTATCTTTATCAAATATGCGGTATTCTATCCCGTTAGTAGCCTTGACTTTATCATCAAAGATGTCATAAACCACCCAAGTGAATAGATTGTACTCATATTCCACCTTATCGAACTTCTGCACGGTTCTTCCAATTCTCGCGTATCGCGAAATTTTGTAATAATGGTATTTGCTGTTTGGGTCAATAACTAAATGATTGTCGCTATCTGAACCGGTATAATTGAAACAAACCCCTTTACCCCATCTAGTTTCGACGGCGCGAAGACTTATCCCAATGAATCCCACCACACATGGGATGACTTCGCCGGTAATGAGATCCCAAGCTTCGAAAACATCGTATTGGTCCCAATCTAACGATCTTGTCATATTCTTATCAGGATCATACCACTCCGGCACCTTAAACTGTAAATTCATATTTGATGGGCTCCCAATGCATATACTCCAATACTCTTACGTCCCGTAAAGGATCTGGGTGATGTAAAATATCCTCCATCGTAAGCCCTTTAGATTTTGATCCTTCGAAAATACCTTCGATTTTTGCCGGATTGAAAGGCTGACGTTGTACTTGGATTTTCGCTTGTTCAATTTGATTTTCATAAATGTGACAATTCGCAATATTCATTGTCACGTCGCCTACGCGAAAACCGGTAAGTTTTGCGGTGATGTTCAACAAAAACCAAGCCTGCACCATATTAAAGTTGCCCCCTAAAACCACGTCTTGGCTGCGCTGCGTGCTCGTCAAATACAACGTATCGTTAATCACGTTGAAATGATGTAAAAACATACAAGGTCTTAAACATCCAAGTTTGAAATATTCTGGGTTCCAGAAATTCCAAATATGACCACGATCGTAAGGATTTTGTTTGATTTGTTCAACTAAATCTTGGTAACTTAAACCAACTTGTTCACTAGAAGCCCCGTAGATAATCCCAGCAAAATCTTTATCCGGGTTGTACGGGGAATCCCAATTTTCGATGTTGGCATCCCAAGTTTTAACTCCAAGATCGTTGAATTGTTGTTTTCGGGTATACCCGCGCATATAGCAAATCATTTCCAAGATCGCTTGCTTCCAATAGCTTTTTCGGGTAGTCACCAACGGAAATACATTACCATCGAATTTGATTTGATAGTTAAGTAATGTTAAGCACTTACTTTTAGTTCTTGGGTTATCCACCATTACCCCATTCTCCAAAATATTACGCATCAGCGTAAGATATTGGAATTCTGGGTGTTTATAATTAAAAGAATCAATCATTAAAAACCTCGCTTATTTCGGTAACCAATCGCGCTCAACCATCCAACGATCTCTTAGAAGTTGATGCTCTAACTCTTGCAGGATTTGGAGAACTCCATCATCTTTGGTATCATTACAAGCCCATACCTGTTCGCGGTAATCCTCATAGTCCAACGCAGTAGGATGATAAGCCACAATGTTACCAAAACCTACGGTAAGTTCATCCGGAAGATCATAAACATCCAAGACTTCCGCACTGCGGATTTTTACCGTATGTTGATACGTTTCTTGCACATCCCAAACCGAATCTTTTAGAAGCACTTGCATACAACCAAATTTTACCGGTTGATGGTAAGTTACGCGAGCTACCAATTCCACATCATCCGAAGTTGGAAGATCTTCGATGTCGATGAAATCATCCGTGCGGATAGGATACAAAACAAAACGAGATTTGCCGGAGCGCAAAGTACGTAGAATCAGATAGTTTTGTCCATCTGCCCCTAACCAAATTTCTCCGTGATTGTACTTAAACTCGATTTTGTGTTTGATCAAATCTTCTTTGTATTCCGCGGTAGCGAGGAAACAAGATTCATTGACTAATTGATGAACTTGGCGATTAAAATCTGGCAAAGTGGTACTAGCAATAATTCCTCCAACTTCAAACACCACATAATCTACCTCGAGCGGGCTATTACCTTCAATTACATCCACTACGGTAAGCAGAACACCTTGACGGGTCTTATATTGTTGACCTTCTCTTACTAATTGTAAACGCATTATTTCTCTTCCCCAACATAAGATTCGCATTTTTCAAAAGACGCGTCCGCGCGACAACCTAATAGCGCCGTAATTTCGTTGCCTTGAGCATCGAAGAACGTATTAGAATATCGAACGAATGGTCGGAAGCCGCGAGAGCTTAGTAATTCTTCCGGGGTTACCCAATTATCATGTTCATCTTTACACATGATAGAATCCGACCATTCTTGGTAGCCACCATAACAATAGATACCAACCAACGGGCCTTCGATTTCCTGATATTTTTGGATGAAAGATTTGGAACCTTTGATTACTCCACCTTGAACTTCCAACATATGACTTCCAGTCAATAATGGATGGCGTTCAAAAATGAAGCCTTGCTCATTTTTAGTAACTCCTTTCATTACTTTGATAGTTTTCGCGTCAGCGGTAGAAGTGGCGATGATAGAGGCGACAGCAAGAGCTGCCATTAGCGTTTTGGTGGGTTTAGCGATTTTACGTGATTTCATATTATGCTCCTTAATCACTATAATTAATTAACTTAACATGTATATTATAGTCACCTTCAACCAAGAAGGCAACCGTTATTTTCAACTTTTTGAAAAATATTTTAGATTTCGATGCCTGCGGATCTCATCTGGTCGATGAAACCTTGCATCTTCGAAGAGATTTTAGAGGTGTACTTAGGGAATGGTTTAAGATCGCCATTGCGCTTATAAGCGAAATCTTGAGATTTGTACCACTTCAAAATTTTGTTATACTGGGCTTTGCCCAATTTTTCCGCCCGCTTCTCTTTAGGATGTAAGATTGGATCTTTTGCATAATGCGGATTCTTGTAGTATTCCAATAAATTGGAAAGCCACTCGATGCGAGACTCTACCGGATTGGATTTATCAGATTTTCCGAATCTATGCAAATTATTCCAGATCTTACCTTCTAAAGCATTACAATCTCTACACAATACACCACGGATTAGACCATTTCCACAAAATCCAAGCTCGTCGGATTTATACAAGTGTTGATGGTCTACGTGTTGATTATTGGTTTGCTCGTTGGACAAATCCTTGCCACAGATGGCACATTTGTAGTCTTGCAGTTTTAGAAGATCTTGGCGAATTGAGTTTAGGTCACCAGAACTTACATGCTTATAATTCATAAAATCTACACAATCGATTTATTGGATTGCATAGCAAATTCTGCAAGTTCATCGGCATTGCGAACGAATACGCTAGGTTCGATCTCTAATCCAGATACATTATGGAATATAGTCGAGTTGAACCCCCAAGATTTAGCCCAACTTAGCAATTTTTTAGCATCTCTAAACATCAATCCCAAGCTAGCTAATAATACATGTTGAGGGTTGGTAGGGGTGAAACAAATTTGATAATAATAACCACCCACCGCTACATATCCAATTTCACCGGGTTTGAATTTCTTGGTATCCCAACGCTCGTTGCTCATTGGGTGTTGAATGAATGATCTGAAAGCTTGTGCGAACTCCGGGAAAACCGGGACGGTAGCGCCTGGATTTGATGGAACTACTAACTTGTTGCCCATTGTGATCATAACACCCTTGCCGTTAAACTTCGCGGATTTTAAAACTGCCTTGTTTCTCCACGCTTCGTGAGCTATTGCGCTTCTTAATTCCGCAGTAGAGACCTGTTCACCGAAAAGCTCATTCTTTTTATTTGTTAAAAAATCTAACATACTTAATCCTTAAAATTATTAATCATTTAAAACCCAGAAATCATTGCAGCGAAGACCATCCAAAGAACATTCAGATTTGCTCTCCGCGCACCAAACTGTAACTCCGTCGAGTTCAACCATATAACGGAATTGCTTATCATTAAAATCGATTTGTTCGATACGGGCTTCGTAAACTTCACCTTTGGTGTTTTCTACCACTACGCGTTCCCCGCATTTATGTAATCGTTCGATTGGAACTTGCACCGCTTCGATCTTTTCAATTTCATCTTCGAAAACCGCTACGGGACGTGGATGTTTGATAGTAAATGGAACGCATTTACTGCAGTGGTTGTTTTCTACTACTAAACCTTTGCCAACGAATCTACCGTAGGTGGGGTGTTGGTAAGTTGATAATGGTAATACTTCTTGCAATAATACTGAATGGCCGTATTTGGATTTTACTACCATACCAACTTGCACATGATCTCCTTTCATGTAATAAGCGTTGTGCTCTTCCATAATGGAAATTGGAGTTTCTGAAGTTTTGACCTTACGGTCAGTATTCAGAGAAAGTCCATCTTTGTAGATAGCCCCGAAGGCTTTGATTGGTTCTTCACATTGCATAATATTTCTCCTAATTTAGATATCTATTACGTTATATTATAATACATTTAAAATAAAAAACCTACGAAATTTTTCAAAATCGTAGGTTTTAATTTTCGGTAACCGAAACTTTCGCGCAAGCGAAATATTCGAAATTTTCGAAATTAATAATCCGGAAAGAAAGCTAGCAAGTCCACGATATATCGGGTATTTGCTTTAAGATTTAAACCTTGAATCACCCTAGCGTTAGCGGTCATAAAAAGAGAGCCACCATCGTGAGTTTGCACTTCCACCAAATCGTTAGGGCTCGGGCATCCAGCTGGTAAAGCGAAGATATTGGTAATTCCGTTGATATCCTTCTTCGGCATGAAATCCAGGTGGAACTTACCAATACCATCTACAATTTGAATATACCGACGACTTGGGTTTTCGTAGTCTTTCGGGTGATGGTTAGCTACTATGTCTTTGCTGATCGCCCAGTTTAGGGTAAACTTGGAAGATTTGCGCTTAGAGCAAACTTTCCCTTTCTTAATTTCGAAGTGATCCTCGTTAAGATCACTTGGTTGTAAAAATGTAATTGCCATACAATTCTCCTAAAATCGCAATTCGATAATTATTTAAGGGTTTTGCGATCCCTGTGAATCGGCTGGTTTTTTAGGTTTGGATGCCTTCTTCTTAACTGGGGTGCATCTTTCGCGAAAATCTTCAATTTCATCCTTGTCTATTTCAAATTTTCTAGAAATCCACCAGTCCAAGAGTTTCGGTGCTAGTAGTATAACATCCTCTAGTACTACTATACTCACTGAAGATACCGCTAAGCTTAAAATCCCCGCGAGAAAGGGAGATAATTGGGCACTATAATGTCCCGCCACTGCGATACCACAGAAGATACCAATAAGAACGTTTAAGAGTTTGCTGTCTTTAACGTTCGCTCTGCCCGCCGATGCTTTCAAAGATCCACCTACAGCTCCAAAGAATATAAGAATATGAACGAGATAATCGCTAATACTCTTAAGAAGCGCAGGTTCGATGGCCATTCATAACTCCCTTAAAGTAAATTGCGGCTCCGAAGAACCATAGAGCTGTAGCGGCCGGTACAAAAGAGCTAGGTTCACTACTGTGAAGATAGAATTGTACTGCTACCCAGATTTGTACAAAACTTCCTAAAAGTAAGCTCAGGTAACGTAAACGGTTTTCTTGCACATGCAAACCGACTAAACCTAAGACTACTGTAGAAATACCAACTACCCAAAAGACAATCTCTTCTACTTCGTGGAAGATGACTTCCTCACCAATAATACGCGAGTAAATCTCGCGTACTAAGGTAATGGAGGTCCAAAAGATTAACATGGATAGAGCGCTTTTAATACCGCCACAGTAAAGGAGTCTACTGAGTTTGTCAAAGCTTGAGTTGCTAAATTCGGTTGAGATAAAATCACCCACAGAATTTGCTATGTGTTGGTTATTCATATTAACCTCCATCAGGGATTATTTACCCGCTTTTGCTTTGATTGCTTTAACAATATCTTTAGCTTGTTTGGCTACATCAACTACTTGTTCGATGTCTTTAGCCGCTTTTTCAATTTTAGCAGTAGCTTCGCGAACTTCTGCTTCTTTAGCGCCTAAAATTGCGTCTGCAGTTTTGGTTACGTCGTTTTCATCTGTACTGAAAACTGTATGAACTTGTTTGATTGCGCGCAAACCGATGGTTAATAAGCCCATCGCCGTTACTGCTAATGGTTTGTATTTTTCCGGAATGAAAGAGAATAAACCAGTAGACATGTCTAAAACTGGAGTTACTGCAACTGCAGAAGCTGCCCAAACACTCCAAGATTTTGCTAAGTCTTTTACTTTGTAGAAGTTCATTTGTTATCCTTTGTTATTGTTTTTAGTAATGTTTATTATATTATAAACCCGCATTAGCAGAAGGTACGTTTACTCCGGGGGCTACTTCGATTACCCCAACTAAATCCTCGAGGATCCCATCTCTAGCATCTGCCGGTAAACCAGATATATCTGGTGTCGCTGGATTCACCGGTTTAGCCGGATCCGCTGGATTCGGAGTTTCCGGATTTGGAGTAGGTTTTGGCGCTTCGCCATTACCGTTAGAACCTTCGCCGCTCTCTTTACCCTCAACTACCAAATATTCAATCTTATCATCCTTACCAAGACAAGACAATTTTGAATCTTTTTGTTTGATGATAGCCACGCGACCTTGCATTTTAGCCAGAATCTTTTCTGCGATCTTAGCAATCACCGCATCCTGGATTTCCGGGGCTTGTTTAAGTTCCACTTTAGGAGCATCCAATTTGAGCTCTTTGATAATCTTCTCAATTTTAGAACAATCCGGCTCTTCGCCCGCTGGTCTAAACAATGAGAAAACTTCATTGATTACGTCTTGCGCAGTTTTGATTTCGTCTTCCTTAACGATGAGCTTTTCCACGCTAACTGGCATAGCACAAGATTCCTCGAAAACCATCAAAGGCGCAATAGCAGTGTATACGTTAGAGCCGCAACCGCATGCCGCTAATGCTTCTTCAACCTCTTTAACAATTGGATTCTCCGGATTACATCCACATACGTGCAATTTTTCCGGTTTTTTGAATTTAATGTCTAAAGGTTGAAGAGGCTCAAAGTTTTCAATTTTTTCGACTTTATCAGTCATTTGAGCCTCCCGGTTAATTAAGCGTGGGCGTTTGTAGCGTCAGCTTTAGGTGCTTTATGCGCATCTAAGTATTCTTGGATCGCTGCGTTAACAGATTTTGTGGTTACCACAGTAGTTGGGATTGCAGTAGGGCAACGTTTGAATGATTCGTGTAAGTTACGAACTTCATCTAACATGGCTTTGATTTTAACTTCTGCTACTTCCACTTCAGCTTTTTTAGCTTTAATTTCAAGTAACATAGCTTGGATTTCAGCTTTTTGAGCTACTACATCTGCTTGATGTTGAGCTACTTGAGCTTCGCTTTGTGAAACTTTCAATTGAGCTTCGGTTACCGCCACGGCGATTTTACCAGATTCAATGGCAGAATCATTTGCCGCTTCGGCAGATTTTGCCGCCGCTTGAGCGCTCGCTGCTGCCGCAGACGCATTTGAAGTTACAGTACGTTCTAATACTGCGATTGCTTCTTGCGATGCTTTAGCTTCTTCTGCTTTTGCTTTAGCTTCTTCTGCTTTAGTTTCTGCTAAAGTTGCTTGGGCTTTAACACTACCTAAAGTCGCAGTAGCTTCGTTAGATTTAGCTTCCGCTTTAGTAGCTTCTAATTCTGCTTTAGTCGCTTGAGTTTTAGCGGCTTCCGCTTGTTCTTTAGCTTTACCAGCTTCCAATTCTGCTTGGTTAGCAAAGTCTTTTGAATCAACAGCAGATAATGCAGATTCTTTAGCTTTAGCTAATGATTCGGTTGCAGACGCTTGAGATTCTTTAGCCGCAACTAATGCATCTTCTTTAGCTTTCTTCGCTTCATCAGCTTGTTTAGTAGCTTCATCTTTAGCCGCTACCGCTTTGTCTTCGTTAGCTTCTGCGTTAGTTTGAGCTTGGTGAGCTTCATCGCGAGCTTTACCAGCGTTTAACGCCGCTTCGATAGCTTTTTCGCTTGCTAAAGAAGCTTTGGTTTCTAATGCAGTTACGTTAGCTTCTGATTTTTCTACGGCTTGTTGCGATTTTTCCGCTAATACTTTAGCCGCTTCACTCGCTAAGCGAGAAACTTCGGATTGAGCTGAAGCTTTTTCACTTGCAGTGCGAGCGTCTTCCGCGCCGTGACGAGCTTCATCTGCTTTATCGCGAGATACTTGAGCTTGGTCGCGTGAAGTGTCTGCCGCATTACGGGAGGTTACCGCTTTTTCTGCTTCGGTCGCTGCAATTCGCGCACTTGCCGCTGCCGCTTCGTCAGATTTGTTAGCTGCTGTGGCAGAGTTTTGAGCATCTAGTGCTGCTTGTTCTGGAGTCATTATTATTTTCCTTATAATCGATTAAAAGAAGTTTTTATTAGGTCGTAAGTTCGGCTAAAATCGGTCACCAAAACTCACAACCTCTAAAATATTTAATTATTCTGCAGAAACTTCGCGAATGATTTTCTTAACGGCGTTGGTAAATTCAACAGATGAATAATCCGCATCTTTACCTTTAGCCCCAGTATCCCCTTTTGCCCCTTTAGGACCTTGTGGACCTTCGATGCCTTGTGGACCTTGTGGACCTTGAGCGCCTTGGGCGCCACGATCGCCTTTAGGACCTTCAGCTCCGCGAGGGCCGGCTTCGCCTTGAACGCCTTGTGGGCCGCGAGGGCCTTGTGGGCCGCGATAAGATTCGTCGATTTTAGCTTTTACTAATTCCACGATTTTCTCTACTAAAAGAGCTTCGCGAGTTTTAATACCAGTTTTTTCACCGGTAGATAATTCAGCTAATAAACGTTCAACGATGTCTAATGATAAAAGATTAACATCAGATGACAATACGTTGCAATCAGTTACTGCCGGTTTGGTGCCACTATTGTTACAACCAGAATTGCAATTACCGTTTAATTTCCAAGTAGACATTATTCTATTCCTTTTTATTATTCACAACTTACCAAATTTTCTAAATCTGGGAAGTATAATGTGCTTACACCTAAACTTTGTAGTTCAACATCCAAATCCAACAACTTCTTAAGTCTTGCAAGTTCATAAGTTTCTTGCTCTTCTAAGATAGCTTGGCGCTTTCTAGTAATTTGCATTAATTCTAAAAATGCCAAGCCTTCTTCTGGTGACTGAAAGTCTTGTTGGTTAGATTCGAAGCTAATGGAAGATTTAGGGCCTTTTGATTCTTCGCTAAGATCGAGGGTATCTAAACAACTTTCTCTATTCATTTAGACCACCTTATAGGTGTTCGTTGCCTACCGGATTAGAGATTGCACCGCTATTATCTTCTAAATGATCTTCCGCTGCGTTTGGCGTACCCGCTTCAACTACCGGAGCTGCTGGAGCTGCTGGAGCTGCTGGTTGAACCGGATCAATCACTTTATCGATAGCTTCAGCCGCTTTGTCCGCTTTGCCTAACGCATTACCTAATGTACCTGGTTCACAGTTACCTTCTGGGCAAGGTTCTGGTTTTGGTTGCGGCTCTGGTTGTGGTTGCGGCTCTGGTTGTGGTTGTGGCTCTGGTTGAGGCTCAGGTTGTGGTTGAGGTTGTGGTTGAGGTTGTGGTTGTGGTTGAGGTTCTTCTTTCTTCTCGGTGAAGATTTCAGTTTTTAAGTAACCAGCATCGTGTTCAAATTCAACACGTGATTTTTCACCGTATTTACGGGAACCTTCGCGAGATTGGATCTCTTCACCATCTTGGCGTAAGCCACGAACTGTACGTTCTACCCCTTGTTTTTCCACTTCTGGTTTCCATAATGCTGAACGAGAATATTCGCCATCGCGAGCAAAGCGACCTTCCGCATTTTCTTTAACTGCGCGTAACGCGATATTGATCTCGGTACGAGAAGCTTCGCTGTCTTGCATTACGTGTAATTTGTTGTTATCCACTTTACCGCCAAACTGTACGTTTGCGAAGTGTTGTGGGTTGTCTTGGTTTGGATAAGTAGCTGGATCGTGGCCAAAAACGCGATAGATCTCTTCGTTCGCTTTTTCGTCTTTCTCTTCAGCTTTACCCTCAGCCCAGATGTCTGCTTTCATGTATGGTAAGTCGTGAGCGAACTCGTAACGAGAACCATAGAACTCAGGAGCTACTGAGCGGGCGCTTTCTAAGCGTTCTTTACTTTCTTTCATTTTGTTTACCTTTGTGTTAACGTTAACTAAAATTCTGTATGGTTTGTTTATATTTAAACAAAATAAAAATCTCCACTTTCCACAATTAACCACTCTAGCTCTCTGGTGGATTTAGTGGATCGTGGAGATCTTTTAAATTTAAACTTCTAAGTTTCGGTTACCGAAATTAGCAAGTTAGCAAATTAGTTAGCTTTTACTAATGTGTTTAAAACTTCAGATTGTTTATCAACAGTAGCAACCACTTTCGCGAAAGATTCAGCGATAGAGTTAACGTTAGCAGTTAATTCATCCACTTTAGTTTTAACTTCACATTTGAATTTCTCAAACGCAACTTGTTGATCAGTTTCGTGAGTTGCAATGTTAGCTACTAAAGTTTTGAATAGATCTGCTAATTTGTTCACTTGTTCTTCATTAGCGGTAACACGTTTGCTAACCGCGTCGTGTTCTTGGTTAACTAAATCGAACATAGTGTTGATAGCGTCTAATTTTGATTTTAAAACGAAGTCGATTAAACCCATAGGGATGTTTAATACGCGACCATCTTCATAAGTTAATTTGAAGTAGTCTTTGAATTCGTCCGCTGATTTGATAGTTGCAGTTTTGAACAACATAGCCGGATTTGCTAATTTCTCAGCAATCGCGTTAGTAGTTACCACGAACTCTTGGTATTGTTCTTGCATGCGTTTAGACATCTCGATAGTTTCTTCGAGTTGTTTTTCAAGGATGTCGCGTTCGCGAATTTTGAACTCTTTCTCCGCTTCTTGTAAAGCTTGGAAGCGAGCTTGTTCTTTAGCATCGTTGATAGCGATAGTACGACGAATCGCTTCTAAACGTTCTACTTGTTCTTTGCGAGCTTGTTCATCGCGTTTTGCTTTAGCAATAGCTTCTAAACGAGCTTCGCGTGTTGATGCGAATAATGATGATGTTTCGCAAGATTTGCAATCTGCCATTGTATTTTCCTTTCTATAGTTAGGTTAACGATTTGCGATTAAAGTTTGCATATTTAATTCGTTATAGTATTTATATTTTAACAGCACTCAAAGGTTTCTCAATCCAACGATTTGGGCCTTTCTTGGTACCGGAACTATCTAAAACTGTTTCATCAATACCTTGAATGGGCGAGTTGTTTCTAACTTCTTTATCGCAATACGCTTTAGTATAAGTCCAATAATCGTAGACTACTCCGATATTTAGGCTAGCGCCTAATTCCGCGGATGGATCGAGCGCAATTTCCCCAATACTGGAGATTCTACAATTTTTGAAATCTACTCTAAAGAGTATTTCTTTGTTCGAATTGAGAATTTGAACCCATAGGTCAAAAGTCGGAGTGCTAAAGGTATCCTGTTCGAAGTTAACTTCCTGCATCGCAAGATCTAACAATTCGAAATAAGTTTGGAACCCGGAATCTAACATAATATCCAAACTAAGGTCATTAAAGTCGATGCTATCAGCTCCAGTATGAAGAGCTACCCCAGATCTAGTCATCAGACTAGGATGGGCAAAAGCTATAGAAGGAATGGTAAAATTCTTAATAAAGAATGGCGTTAACTTTAACGTATCACTTCCTACTAAAAACTGACTGACATCAGCTAAATTGACGCTTGCAGTGGATGCAGACATTAGATTCTCCTTAACGAATTAATTTTCCGAACCCTGAAAGTTTCGGTGACCGAAATCATCAAGGCTCGGAAATTTTTAAGATTAAGCCGCCGCAGTTACGTCGCTAGCAGAAACTAAGTAACCTAAAGACACTTCGCCTAAAGATTTAACTTCGATACCAGTAGCTTTCTTGTTTTCTAAAGCTTGAACTTTACCTTCTAAAGTAGTAACTTTAGGTTCTAGGTCATTTACTTTACCTTCTAAAGTAGTAACTTTAGGTTCTAATGCACCTTTAGCTGTTTCTAAAGCTTGGATTTTAGCGTCTTGTTCTTGGTCTTTAGTAGCTTGAGCCGCTTTAGCTGCATCTACTAATTCGCCAGCTTTAGTAGCTGCGGCGTCTTTAACTTCGGTAACTAAAGTTGAAAGATCAACTTCAACGTTAGCGCCTTCGCTATCCACTAAAGTGATTTTGTTACCAGCGTATGAACCAGAAACGATCTTAGTATCAGTATCCACTGTTAAGAAATCCGCAATACTTTGTTCGATTTCGGTACCATCACTTAAAGTGAATTTCATTTTCTTCTCAGCTTTGTCTACTGACACGCCGGATAATTTCACATCAACTGGGATGCTTAACGCTGCAGTATCAACAACAACCTTCTGAGCTTCTACTTTTAAACCTGTACCTAGGTCAGCAGGAGTAATAACTGTAATTGCCATTTTGTTTTCCTTTTTGTTAAATTTAACGTTTTGTGCTGTCGCACGAGTTATTTGAGACTTTCAAAATTTCGGTGACCGAAATATGAAAGCTCTAAATATTGATTTTTAAAAGTCTTCGAATGCGAGATCTCCAATTTCGAAGAACGCCCCGGAATCTAAAACCTCATCGGATTTTAAAGCATCTAAGAATTTGCCGAAGTCGCTAAAATTATCCATATTGGTCATCGGAGCAATGGAAATTGCTAACGCCATAACCAAATCGTCATGACCGGACGAGGCTTGATACTTATCATTGACCAATTCAAATCGTTGGAATTCGCTGATGGTTTCCTTATCGCAGATTTCCAACTTGCCGGAGTTGATAAGTATTTGTAACATTCTAATAATAGAATCTCTAGTTGATTTAGTAGTTCTAAATCCTGGATACTTGTATTTGTTATCTTGGTAATAGATGTTAGGGTACTCGAAATGATTAACCAACATATCTGCAATGGATTGCCCTGCGCCTTCATTGTTTTCAATGATCATATGCGCTGTGTTGAATCTCGCTCCCCATTCATACAAGAAATCCGGCATAGTAAGATAATCTACCTGCAAATTCGCGGCCGCGACTTGTTTAAAAGGCATTTCGGTTACGTCAATTACTTGGATGGCGAAATAGTCTTTGCCTTCTTTGGCCGCATCAACGCTCATAATATAGGTATGATTTTGTTGAGGTTCATAATACAATCTAAGCATATCATCCCATACTGCAATAGGATTTTTATGTTGTAATTCTGCGAGAACTTCCGGAGCAATCAAGGTTTCGGAAGATCCAACGAATGAGTTACCATAGTTTTGCTCGAAGTATACGCGCCCGTAGCGCTTGATGATTTGACGTTTGAATTCTTCCGGTTCCATCAGGTTACCTTTAGAATCATATCTTGGAACTTCATCCCAATGAACTTCGATGAATGCGGTTTTTGAATTTGGTTGCATATCTTCGAGTTTAGCGCGTTGCACAATATCATAGAAGTGATTGAGACCTTTAGCGGTAGAGATGATGATGTTCTTCTTCCAAGCTAACGCAGATTGGGATGGGAAGATTGAATCTGCGAATTCCTCCCAGACCGAGGTCTTGATAAATGAACATTCGTCCACAACGAGTACATTCATTGAGTAACCCCTAAATGCATCCGATCCAGGGACGTCGGTCAAAATCCGCGAACCAAGTTCATTCGCGATATCGCGCTTATTCCAGATTGTGGTACCTTGCATTAACCAAATCGGCAACCGGGAAATGATATCTTTGACGTTTTGTAAGAATTCGCGAGCTTGGGCAGCACGGTTTGCCACAATTCCAATATTCAAATTCTTATGGAAATTATAAAGCCAAGAAAGATAGCAAGCTACGGTGATGGACTTACCGGAATTGTGAGATAATACCCCTCCGGTGTAGTACCAGAAATTTTCAAATTCGGATTGATCTAATGTAATATCGTAGAGCTCTTGCTCTCCGGCATCTTGGATTTCCAGGATTTTAGACTTACCGTCGACGGTATCGAAGTGATCCCCAACGCGCATTTCATTTGCTTGGAATTCTTCTTCGTCGATGATAAAAGTATGAAATTCAGCTACGGTGAGTTCTCCACGTTCGTGGATAAACTTCAAAGACTTCAAAATTTTGGTTTTGTGAATTTCTTCGATTCTTTGGTAACCAAACGGGGTTTTGACTCTTCTATTGTAATCAAGTATGTACTTTGATTCAACAAACACTTAACAGAATTCCTCTACGAATTTTGGACAAAATTATAGTATAGAGTATTTATTATAAGAATATCATTAAAAATATTTTTTTTTTTCCATAGTTGCAGTGTTTCGGTCACCGAAACTCTCAAGACAGGAAATAAAAAAAAAAATCTCCAAATCTTCGCTTTCGCGATAACTTGGAGATCTTGGGATATGAAATAAATTAAGAATCCGGAAATTCTTTCAAAAGAATTGGAGTTCTTCCAGCTACATCGACACAGAGATTTATTCGCTTAACCCCATCACCATAATCTTTGAACTCTTTATGGGTATGACCACAACATAAAGTAAGATTCTTCTTCTGGCAAATATCTACCGCTAACGGAACATCCGGATAATGGCAAAAGCAAAATTCATCGATAGTCAAAATATCGTGAACACTTTCGAATCCCATTTTGATATACTCTTCGTTAGTGAAATGATCGTGGTTACCTCTAACGAGGATTTTACGACCTTTCAATTTCGCGATAATTTTAGCGATCCACTCTCTCCCCTGCTTGCTTGCTTGAATGTCTCCACCAAATACGACCAAGTCGTCATCCTGGACTACTTCATTATGCGCAAGAATCATAGCCTTAGCATCTTCTAAGGCTGATAGATTGGGATTTGGAATCTCATGAGTTTTCCGATCACAATACTTGATGATATTTTGGTGACCGAAATGGTGATCACTTAAAGCAAATAATTTCATCTAATACAACTTAAATTAAACGTTTGTTCGCAATTTCTCTAACACTTTCAAACTGGCTTTCGGTCAATTTTTGAAGTTGCGATTGACTTTCAGTTTGTTGAGCTAATTGAATGTACGAGGCTTCTAAAAGATGAGATTCGTTCATCTTAGATAACAATTTTTCCAATTCAGTGCGGATAATCGCATAATTAGTAGCTTTAAGGCATTTCTCAAGCAAGTAGTTGGTAATGCGACGATCTTTCATCTTAGTCTTTTCTGCCACATCAATCACATACTCGATGAAATCTTCACGGACATCCTTATCTTTGATTCCGGTGCCTTTCATACGTTCGCATAATGCGGTAAATGCCCGTTCGCTTACGTTTTTATTTTTGTCGTCAATCAACATATACAAAATGTCATCTTCGGTGAACATCTTGTCTGTTAAGGCCAATTTTGCGTAATACGCAGTAGAATCTTTGCGCTTAGCTACTTCCAAACGGACCTTCTTGGAAAGATCCATATTGTCCACTAAGGTTTCCAATTCTTTCTCATCTTCAGATTTCTTAGCAATCTCTAATGCTTCTTTTTCTTTCATACGAATTCCTTAGTTTCTGTAACCTTCATAGTAAGTTTGTAAAATTTGTTCAAAGTTTGACGGGTCTTTGATACCAGTCAATTTTTTGAATAAGTTCCAACCGCCAGATTTAACCGCAAGGTCAAGTTCTGGGTCGCCGCGTTCAAGCTCTTGAGCGCGTTGAGGTTTATCAGCCCAAAGTAAAGCAAAATAGCGTTCCGCTACATCTTTCTGTTGTTGTTTGCTCAAATACTTGTTACAAAGTTCCACTACACCGCGGAATGTCCAAAGTTTATCCACATCTTTAGAATCTTCATTGTTGAATACCAATTTAAAGATTTCTACTAATGTTTTCTTATAATCACTTGAAGCTACCGGAATTTCCTTGTATACGGTTTTACCGTTATCTTTGACTTCGTTACCGTCTTGGTCTAGTAATGGAGCATACGCTACGCGAACGCCGTGGTCCACCGAGAATTTTAACATACGAGCGACATCGCCTTTCTTACTGGCAGCAGTAAGTTTGTAGTTGTCGTAAGTGGACTTATTAGTGGCAATAACGATATCTGGGCGAATGCTTACTCCACCGACTAATGCGCGAATTAGGTATTTGTGGTGAACCGCTTTTACTCCATCTTTCGCGTCATCAAAAGAGCTTGAGTGGCTAAAACGCGCCCATTCCGTTGGGTTACCATCTTCTTCGAATGGTAGGAATTCGAAGTCTACTTGTACCAAGTATTCTACCGGATCTAAGAAACGGAAGATACAGTTGATTTGGGTACCTAAGCTTGAGCTTGAGGTTCTATTCATACCTACAAATTCCACGTTACGGGTAACTTGTCGACCTTGAAGTTTGCTTAACAATTCGAACAAAGTTTCAGCGCGTTCCGATGGGATGGCAATATCAATATCGCCCATTGTTGGTTTGAATTTTAAAATTTCTTGGTCACTGAATTTTTCACTGAGAATGAAAGAACTTGAACCATTGAATACTAGCGCATCTTTGAGAACTTTATCGCTCTTCCAAAGAGGTACGCTATATTTTGCCTCATGTAAAGTGTTCAACGAACTGAAAAGATTTTGCGCTAATTTAATAACGTTTGATCTTCCTACAGTTCGCAGATCTACCTTAACCGCGGCAACATCAACTCCGTTGACGTCTTTAACTACTACATTTCCACCCATTATGAAATCCTTTAAAGTATTCTAAACAATTTACATATTTAATGGTATTAGATTGTAGCATCATCCAACGGTTTGATAGAATCCATCACCTCTTGGAAATCCGGATCTTGCAATAACTGGCGATATTCGCCGATCATTTGCAGATTCATCCAATAATCTCCGGTTGTGTTGAACAACTTTCCGAGTCTTGCCGCTAAGTTTAGGTTGATAGGCTCTTCGCCATTTAAAATCTTATTAGCTAAGTTTACGGTAATTCGAATTCGGCTAGCGAATTCCTCTACGGAAAGACCTAGCGGTTCTAGATATTCTTCTTTTAAGATTTCACCTACGGTGACGACGTAATCTGGGTTGAACTGATTCTGTTGGTTCATATTTTGCTCCTATGATTGCTAATTAATTTAATGTTTGTATTATAATATATCTACCAATAAAACGCAACTAGAACTCGTACTCTAAACAAAAGAAAAGCCTATTGTTGCAATAGGCTTAAATTATCAAACTTAGAGTTGCTTAACCCCGTAGAGATAGAACCCAATAGCGTTATAGAACTCGGATTTGTTCTTAACTACTTTGAAGAACGGATCTGTCGTTTTGAGGATGCTAGCCCCACCGCCCAACAAGCAAACAAAGTCACATTTGTCGATGATGTTACCGTAACGATCTTCAATCAACGTCAAAATTTCTTTGGTGTAATCATCACAAACTTTAGTAATCACTTCCTGCATATCGAAACGTTGGCCACGAAGTTTATAGAAACCGGAATCTAAAATCTCTTTCGCTTCGCGTAACGTGATATCTTTAGAGTATTGTTCCTTGATTACTTGTTGAAGATTTTGAGCGATTTTAACTACGCCAGCGTTCTCCACGCCTTCGAATAAGTTCGGGGAGGTTTTTCCATCTGTAACGTAGAACATATCGAGCGTATTAAAACCCACGTCACATCCTACGTAGGTAGAAACCATGTTCGTGGTTCTTGGTTGCGGATAATGATCCCCAAACATATCAAACGCTAGCTTACTACCAGCGCCTTGCGGCAATAAGAAGATATTGTTGAACTTATATTCTTTGCCGCTAACAGTAAACTGTTTGATTCGCTCTTTGAAGTAGCCAGACATACCCAATTGGGCAACGCTTAAACCGCAGACCATCACATCAATTTCATCTGCGGAAATCTCAGCGGTTTCCAAAGCTTTAGCGATAAACGCTGGCGCGTAAGCTTCCAACATTTGGTAATCGCTGATATCCACGATCATATTGCTTGGTAGACTCAAAGCATCTAAGCCAACATAAACTTGATCGATATCTCCGGATGGTAAAGTAATTTCAACAATTCGCGGATCGCGAATACTTGAAACTTTTTGTGCTCTGGCAATAGCACTGGAATATTTGAAGATGTGGGAGATTTGGTTACCATCCCCAATTACTACTTTCACATCTCCGTAGCCAATATCTAAACCTAATGACTTCATTAAATTTTTCTCCTAATAGAAATAATGTATGGATATTATTATAATACCCATACTAAATATGTTCACCGAATTTAATCATCCGAATCCGCTGAATCTGCCGGTTTCGCAAACGCATCATACAAGAAACTTCGAGCTTTGGCTCTAGCTAACGCATAAAGAACCGTATGCTCATAGATCTCCGAAAGGGCTACCTTATAACCTTTGCGTTCGGTTACCGGAATTTCGCGTGCTTCGCATAATTCTTCCTTAGCATTCTCTACACTAATCGCAAATTGATAAATGCTGTAGTCTACCGTGTCCGGTTGAATTTCCTTAAATGCTTGAACGTTTTGGCATCCTAACAGATGAACTTTCTTATTATGGGCGCGGGCATAATCCATCATAGTCTTCAAAAGTTCCGTATTCTTATGCCATTCGCGAGTTTGCGCCAAGCCCCCGATACTCAATCTTGGATATCTTGGATCTTCACATAATTTCATCCAATAATCCACCCCTTGATGAAGTTTAAAGACTGGCGTCGGGTAATAACCAAGAATATCGAAAACTTCTTGGCGAAGAAAATTTTCCGGTGACGTCAAATCTTCGTTGTGAAGAAAGTAATCATTATCCAGCTCAAAACATTCTTTGGGTTTTAAAATCTCGCAAAGTTTTAAAAATTTCTTTTTGAATTTTTCACAGCGTTTAACAAAGATTTCGCTATCAGCTCCGTGCTTAAACTGCTCTTTGAATAAGGTAAAACCGCCGCTATCCAAGTAGGTGCGATCTTGAATGTTTAAGTCGCGGATGAATTCTGCTCGCTTAAAGGTTAAATCGGTAGTACTCACCAAAAAGTCGTTGGTAAAACATTCAAACATTTTACGCAAACGATCTTCACTACGGAGACTATACATCAAGGCATCCCCTAAACCAAAAACTAAACGATGCGCCGGATGCTCTTTATTTGCGGTATCCATTTCCTGCATCATTTCAACTCCGGGACGTCTAACTCTTTTTCGAGTTTTTTCTTAGTGGCTTTGACATTAAGGATTCCGAAATCCGCCAACATTTGCATATCCATTTCGCCATCCCCGAGCATGCGATCTAACGCGGACATATTCCATTTTGAGTACTCCGCTACGCGGTTATCCGCAATAACAAATCCCCGTTTTTGTTCGTTGGTTAGACCACAAACTTGCAATACATCAATTTCATCTTCCTTACTTAAACCAAGCAATTGGATGGCTTTGAATCGGGTATTACCCGCTAAGATTACGAATTCGTCGTCGACGACAATTGGGTTTATGTAACCAAAACTTTCGATGGACTTCGCTACTTGTTTTGCCGATTCATTATTATGGCGGGGATTCCCGCCGAATGGTTTAAGATCGCCAATCTTTACTTTGACGATTTTCTTATCTAAATTGAACATACTTCAGGCTCCTTAGGATAACATCTGTTTAAATTCTTGAACGTTATTATCTAATAATTCTTTAAATTCATCAGAAGGTTCAAAGGTATCGAAGATGTCGTAAATCAATGTTTTCGGTTTATCCGGATGGTTGAAAACTCGATTTTGTTCGATACTTGAAATCACCGGATAGCTAGTATCGATAGAATCAATTAAATGACGAACTCTGCGAATTTGAGTCACTTCAAACGGTGATTTTAATCCTAAAAAGTGAATCTTTTGATTCCAACTAATGATATTCGAAAGCTCTTCCAAAATTTCGCTTCTTGGGGTAGTATTGCAACACATATCTCCGAATGGAACGGCAATAACATCCTCTTCTCGAAGAATTTTAGTATACTCCACAAAACAATCTTTGAAGTTTTGCTTATTGTGTCCGTGCACTACGGCAACCAAAGTAAATTGCGGAAACTCCGCAAGATATTCGTGAACCTTACGGATACATCTTGCACTATCCTCAAAGTAGTCCGGGACTATCACTTTCAAAAGTTTTTTGCGGTCTTCCGGAATTTGTTCATTGAATTTACGAAGTAAGTTTTTATAACCTTCTTCATCCAATTCAATGTTACGAATTTTGCGTTCATACAGACTGTTGTCTAAGATCACTTCGCGTCCTTGCATAATGGAATCTAGGAAGAAATCAAAGACTTCCGGATGATCATCCCAGAAAATATCCAGGAAATATTCATAATCATTGAACGAACGACTATAATTCAATAGACTTTTTGGCGTTTCAAAACTAAATTTCATTTGATTGCTCCCCAAACTCCTTAACTTTCATGGAAATGAAAATGGCGCGATCCCCGCGATCTGATGGTTTAACCACTAACGGAGTGATGTTCATTTTGACGAAGAATTCTTTAATATAACTATCAATCTTCTTTTGAAACTCTACATTAGTAGATCTCAATTCCTTACCGGTAATCTCAAACGCAATCGGGAAATAGACAAACATCGTATTTGCGCGAAGAATCGCTTGTTTGGCGGCTTCTTCGATGATTGAAAGCTGTTCCTGATATTCCGGGAATCCATCTCTCAGATACTGGTATTTTGTGTATGCCCAGATATCCGCATATGAACGACTGGAGATTACTTTGTCCCCCATCGTCTTACCCGCCCAGGTATCCAATTGATATTGCGTAAACGCAGATTGTTTTTCCTTCAACACATCCGGATTTTTGAAATCTTCTTTACTAAAGAATTTTTCACTTAAGCTATCCGCAATTTGAAAGCCTTCGAAAATATTTGGAAAATTTTCGACACAATCATACAACGAAGTAGATTTACCGGTGCCGTGTGCCCCGCTAAATAATACAAATTTCTGTAAATTTTGTGAATTCTGCATCCTGCACCACCTTACTGGTATGGAATTGGATCTTGCAAACCAGCTTCTTTGAAAGCTTTTAAGCGATCTAAGCAGGTTGCGCATTTTCCGCAAGCTTTACCTTCGTGAGGATTGTAACAACTTGACGTATGGGAATACATGTCAGATGATAAACCTAATTTTTCTAACGCTTCTAAGCCAGCTTTCAATACTTGCGCTTTTGTTACGTCTACGAAAGGCGCTTTGTAATCAATTCGCTCACTACCATAGTTCGAAATTCGGTAGAGCTCTTTCGCCATGTTGACGCTTTCCGGTCTGCAGTCCAAATATGTAGAGTTTGAAATTAACATGGCGCCCTCAGATCCCGCGAAAAAGTTGTGGTTGTTTTTAACAGTAATGTCATACACATCAACCTGCTCACCCCGCATTCTGGTGTTACTTAAAACTTTAGTTGCCTTCGCATCGCCAATTCGCATGAAGTTTTGTTTACGCGAATCTTTGCTTAACGATATATATCTAGTTTTGCCCTGTCTCTTTGCTTCTTTAATGTAATAGCCACTAAGCCACAGCAATTCTTTCATTCCTTCAATTAGAGCATTGGATACGCTACAATATCCCTCTCTTCCAAAAATGGAATAACCATCTGCTAAAATCATCGCGTGAACGAATTGCTCTCTCGCAACCGGATTTGATCTTAAAATATTCATCAACCAGTTAGGTATAACTTTAGTATAGGCATTATAACCGCAATCTTTCATAAAAACACTAGTCACATTAGAGAAATAAAATACCATTTCTTTCGGTTTGCCATTTACAATTTTCTTTGAGAATTGATATTTGCCCGGAGACTCCAATCTCTTCATCAATTCAACTATCCGATCCGTCTTGTCTTGATTCTTATAAAGAGACTGGCTAAATTCTGCTCTGAATTTAGACCCGTCACTATTATTACCAGAAAAGCCCTTATTCGATGAATTCCCTTCCGTAATATACCACGCCATCAACTCCGCAAAATCACCGGCATCCGCGAAGCGGTTAATGGCTAATGATTTATAATGATTGCGGCAGATCCAAATTTTAGAATCTTCTTCAAAAATTTCAAAACTTTCACTGTGTCTTTCCTTGATATCTTCTAGGATTGGTAACAAATCCACGGCTTCATCTTTACCATCAACAAAGATATTAGACGGTTGAATTAAGACATCGAGCGGCTGGATATCCTTGGCTAATTTCTTAACTAAAACACTGGGTGGTTTGTCCGGTCTCCCCGTAGCACAAACCCCCATCCCACCCCCTTTCTCCTCCCGGGTAAAGAGAAGACCGCGGGAGTCGGTTTTGATTTCGAAAATTTCATCATTAGTACCGACTCGGACGATATCCGTGATTTCATCGCGCTCGATCATACCCGTTTCCGAATTAACAGAGAAGATCTCATCGTGAATCTTAATTTCGGATAGTGTTTTTAAACCAGATGGCGTTAAGAATTTTGTGTCTGCGGTAAAGCAGTTATCGTTTCCATGAACGCCCATCAAAATATCCACATCTGCGTTGAACTTCTTGCTTAAAGCCAACGCTTTACCATAGATGATCGCAGAGAAGATCACATTGCGGTTTTCCACTACGGTAACTTTCAAGTTTTCTTGATTGTACTCGTTTTCCGGAACCTCTTCCGCTTTGTTAGCCCCGATAGCCGATTGGGAATCGCTGAATACATCGCGAACGTTGATAAGTTGATAATTCACATCGAAACCCGCACTATTAAGTGCTTGCACTAATTCTTGCGATTTTTCGATTTCGATTGAATGTCGTTGACCATAATCAAAGCTATAACAGAATACCTTGTCATAACCTTCGGTTAAGATTTGAAAGAGAAGAGAAGAAGAATCCATTCCACCTGAGAATGAAAGAACGGCAATCTTTTGCGGTTTCTGCATAATAATACTCCTAATAAAAAAAATTGAATGAAATGTTGATGGTATCTATTATAATACAAACACTATAATATTCAACCTAAAAGTTATTTCAAAGGTCCAAACAAACCAAGAAAGTTAGCTTTACGCTTTAGCGTATCCGCTAGCTCGTAGATCATTGCGGAAACCGCAAGGGCTACCGGAGCCCATACCGTCGAGTTTACGATACCGGTAAAGACGCTAGTCTTTTCACCAATAAAATAACCGTGTAGTATCATCATAATAAAGATAAGAATGGCTAGAATCTCTAATAAAACCCCAGCCAATCCATATACCAATTTCATCTTATGCTCCTATTGCTCCTATATTTTTTAAAACTAATCGTCTTCGATGGAAGACTTTTAGTCTTCGGACATTACATCAATCAACCACAGATAACCGGATATGATCAATAGCGAGATTACTGAAGTCGCTAGATGTCCAAATTTCTCCCAAACCCTCGCTACCGCGACGGCTCCGAGAGCTGGAAGAATTACTAATGCTATCGTTAATGTGATAGTATCCCTACAGTTTTTGCAAGCTTTGTTGCATTTATCGTGTTTATACATTTTAACCTACCCGAATTTATTATACTTGTTATAGTATATCTAAGTTTGTAGCGGGTTTTGTAGGTTTTCCGCTTTAGTGGATCTCTTATGGGATGTATTATAGTAAATCTAAACCGAGATGGCACCGGGATTCGCATTAAAAAAAAAAAATTTTTAAGAGTTGCAGAGTTTCGGTCACCGAAACTTGAAAGTTTCAAAATAAAAAATCTCCAAAACTTACACTTGAGTGTAGATCTTGGAGATTGTTTAAATGTTTATTATATTAAAGTTTATAAACTAAATTTCCACTGCCGTAGTAAGCAAAGATACCTCGTTGTCTTAAAAACTCAACCGAGTTAATTTCTTTGTAACCTGGTTCATCCCGTTTCGGGAAGCCTTCGAAGTATCGATGCAGGTAAATCTTCATCATTCGATTACGGATAACTCGGGTAAATCCTACCGGAGAATACTTATCTGGAATGATATACCATAAATCTCCTGGAGTCTCTTCAATCAGTTCTCCGACTAAAGCGTAAGAATTGCCATCAGAAATATTCATATCACAGTAAGTATGCAGTTCCACTGCTGGGTGCTGAGATTTGAAATGTTTGAAGATCTTCTGGGTTCCACCTTGAACTAAACAATGTTTCTTACTACACGCTCGGATAACTTCCCAAACCCCTTGCCCCTCGCCACTATGATTATATCGATGTTTAGCAAACGTAATGATTTGTACTAGCTCTCCATCGAACTCCAACCCATAATACACTTGAGCGTTTGCATGACCATTCAAGTGATTCGCTTCCGCGAACTCTCTGGCTTGTTTTGCAGAAATCTCCACAATTTTGCCCTTACGCGCCGGAATTTTGTTTTTGGTAAGACCTAAATGATGCTCGATCATACTAATAACTAGATCGGTTTTATTATAAACATCATCAATACCAAATCTCAATAATTTGATCTTTTTCTCTGAAAGAGATTTATTCATTCTTTTGAAGTATTGGTTGTCTACTAAGTTATCGGTAAACTCCGGAATGTTGGTAACCTCAATGACTAGGTTACGCGCTGGGATGTAATAATCAAACGCAAATTCACCTACGGTGAGGGATTCGTATGAGATTTGGTGTTCCTCTAGCAATATAGGAACCAAGTTCTCCGCAAAAACTGCAAAATCGAAAGCTTTATCCACCTCTGGGGTGATAAACTGACGGTCGACCGTACCGGTAGCTAAGATTTGATCAAGGAGCTCGCGATTGTCGCGGTACACAATTTTCAAAGCTTTGAGTAAGTATTCCCCGTTATACAAAAAATTTTTTACAAGTTGCCCATTTTCGGTTACCGAAACGCTGCGCATTTGATTTTCAATTTTTGAAGGATATAATTTTGATTGTTTCGGTTCTTTGGGTTTCGGTTCTCTTACCGTTTTAGTTGCGTTAATCTTCGGAGCTTTTGGTTCTTTTGGAATTTTAGGAACTTTCACTTTACGCGGTTTTCGGGTACCCTCTTCGATCTTCCGATCGATAGTATTAGCGGCACGCTGTTTGATTTGATCACCGTAAAGCTCTTGGACTTCTTTGCGGGTTAGCATTTTCAATCCGTTCTTTTTGAAGACTTGGGCTAGGTCGTCTAGCTTGGTAATACCAAACATTTCGATAAAATCCGCGAGATATAGCAAACCGGCATAGTAGAGATGGTGAACCGCAGATAATAAATCTAAGTTATACTTTTGACCTCTGGTAGTTGAGATCGGTTCTTTTTGGTAGGCTCCAGTCTTCAAAGAGATCTTGTAGTTATTCGCTTTAGCGAAATCTAACAATTCCTTTGTTATTGGAATGTTCTCCGTTAGGAGATTTCCAGATTCTTTTAGAAATTCCTGCATTATTTTGCTCCTTTAATTTAAGTAAATGTATTATAATGTATTATCTAATAAGAATCAACTTCTTTATTACCGGATTACTCCGCAATCCCAATACTCGAAATCCTCGATAAATCTTTGATGCTGGTGATCTTCGAAATTTCCGGTAAACCGGCTAGGATCGAATAGACCATAATTCAAAGATTCTTCGATGTTTGAGATTTGGTTGAACTCTAGGAACTCTTTGCTAATGTGAAGATCTTCTCTTTTCAAAAGGCCTAAATGAAATTTGATGATGTTAATGTAATCTTCGGTGAAGAAATCCTGTTCATAATCCGTAAACGACAACATCAAGATTCCACTTTCGTGGAAAGCCTTGAATTTTTCGAAATGATAGTCTTTGGATTTTGGGTTACCATAACGCGAGAAATTAGTAGCGTGGTGAGCTCTACCGTTAATTTCGATTCCAAGTTTAAGCGTTGGAATACATGCATCCAATTCGAAATATTCACCGTTAGGTTTGCGAACTTGATGGGCTTTCTTGGCATTATGAATATAATCGATCCCTAACGAATCTAAGAGATTACACATCTTCACTTCAGTGAGATAATTTGTAGGTTGTTTGATTTTTAGTTTCTTGAGATGAATAAGAGCTTGCGACCCGCAATAATTTTCGGTGACAAAATCCACAACATTAGCAACGTCCAATGTCTCACCGCGCCCCACCATATCCTGAAATTCATAAACTTTTGCCAAATTCGGATTGCTCTTCGCCCTCACATCCTTATTCCCGAGTGGGCTAATTGATTTGTATATCGCGAGGTTGGTTCTCTGTATATTACTTTTGATCCCTGGATTTTCAATTGGGGTATTAGCTTGGTATCTTTTCCGATTAGTCTGCCGCATACTCTCTTTAGATTCCGGTAATTTGGCGACATTATCAACTTGATATCTTCTAAGATTCGTCTGCTTTCTACGTTCGTTGGTTTCGGGTAATTTTGATACATTATCTACGCTATATCTAGTGAGGTTTGTGTTTCTGTGCGTTTGATCAACTTCCTCTGGATATAGTTCTCTCGAGTCCGCCCATCTTTCACCTAAGAAGGCCTTTAATGAAGCCCTAAGGCACTTAGCCGTTTTAAGACCGAAAACCGAAAAATAATGATTGGGGTATAATTCTTTCCCGAGGTAAAGTTGGCATATTTGCCCAAACAAAACCGGATTATTCTTAGCTCGGTTAGCCTTTAGTTCGCCGATTCTGTAATCCCCAGTCTTCAAAGAAATCTTGTAATTATTCGCTTTAGCGAAATCTAACAATTCTTTGGTGATTGGGATACCTTCTTCTATCAGGTTACCCGATTCTTTTAACATTATTTTTACTCCTTTAAAATAGATTATATTATAAAAAAAAAAAAAAAAAAAATAAAAAAAAAAAAAAAAAAAAACCCCCCGCTCCCGCGGAGATCTTTTAGTTCTTGTACTTTCTCTAACTCGAAATCTTCAATTAGATACCAGTTACTGCGAATGTACTTGCGTACAACGCTGCACGATCGGTAGCTGTTGGAGTTTCGAAACCAGGGATTGTAGTTAATGCGTAGCGCGTTTTCGCGATGATTCCGTTCATACCAGTTTGTGAATTGATCACTTTAGTGAATGTGAGCGGAATGTATGGGCAGAAGTAACCCATTGCATCACGACGATCTTCACCTTTATAGAGCAATGTCGCATATTCGAAATCTGTGTAAGGATCTACGACTACGCGTAAACGACCATCTAAGGTACCTACGAAACCAGTTAATACGCCAGTTTTAACGATGTCTGAACCGATATGACCGTGTTCGAATGAATCTAATGAAGCTAATAAGTTAGCTACACGAGATGAACATAATAACACGTTTGCTTGGCCACGGTTTGTGCGACGCGCAATCGCTGAAGCTTCGTGCGCAATTTTGAATGCCAATTCGCGAGCGATGTCGATTGTACGTAAGATACCGCTAGAAGCTTGAACTGCTGTAGCATCCCAGTCTGGTAATTGGGTAGCGTGCGTATTAACGAAGTTAACTACGTCTGCGTCGATGTCAGTTTGGATTTCTGACGCCATCAAACGCATCATCTCGTCGTCCGCTAATAAACCATGTTGTGATTTAAGATCTTGGTACATCTCTAAGCTGTACTCGCCGTGTAACGCACGAACGATGGCTTCTACTGGTTTTTTCACGATACGGAAACCAACGTAGTTGATATCTGGGCGTTGTTCGTCAGCTAAGTTAGCTAATGAGAAGTTACGGATAATTTTTGGATATGAAGCTACGTTTGTATAAACTGCTTCGATTTGGTAAGCACCTAAAGTATCACCAACTTTTTTACGACCACCTTTCATAGTAACTACTACGTAGTTGCCTTCTTTATGAACGATAGTTTCGCCAGCTAATACATCATCTTTAGCTTCAGCCGCTTCGCGGTTTAATTTGTAAAGGATAACTTGTACGCGTTCATCTTTTGGTTTTGCGCGATATTCGTTAACCATTGCATAGATGTATGCAGTTGGGGTAGCCATTGGTTGAACACCTAATAACTCGTTAGCGATTAAACGTGGATAAACGTAACGGATTAAAGGTAATAAGATTGGAGTGAATGTAGCGATATCTTGAGAAACGGTAGATTCGTTTAATTCTTGATCTTGCGCGTTAGTCGCATTTTCAAGTAATTTACCAAGTACCATCTTTTCAGATTCGTTTAATGCTGGATAACGTTCTGATTCAAGTAATGCACCTACATCTTGACTGAATGTATTCATTCGGAAATTTCCTCTTTTTGTTTACGTAATAAAAATTCGTTTATTATTTATTGAGTTGTATTATTTATTAAATTTGATACAACCCAATTGCTTAATTATTTATTGCTTTATAGCATATGACTAGGAACTGAAGTTTTGTATTTTGGTAAACCAGTAACTTCGTTAAGTTCAACCGCCTCGGTAGATTCGTTCACCACACCGGCAGTACTTGGAGTATACTCCGGAATGTCGTCGTATGATTCGTTCATTCCTTGTAACTTGAAGAAGATGTCATCTTCGCTACGATATACGTTAAATCTAATTGAGTTGACTTTACTCCAAACCTCAACGAAATTAACGCCTAGTTTCTTTTCGATGTTTTTGGTTTGGTTAATAATCTTAATGATCTTATCATAAGAACTCTTATCAATTCCCGCGGATGAAGCGAAAAAGCCGAAAGATCCAACGGTTTCGTCGATCTCTACACCAAAGAACTTAGCGATAGCTCGGGCTTTCTTACGCATTCTTTCTTCTGAAGCTTCGTTAAGAGTATTAGTCGCTTCGTTCGCTGCGCTTGATTCGTTTGCTTCGCTCATCCCACCAACGTAGAATAGGATGCTATCTTCTTCGTCTTCGAAATCGATCAATACCGACATTTCCGGGTTATCAAAAGTCATTTCATAGAAACCGAATGCGGCTGGATCACTTTGAGATCGTTTAAATGCGTTAACGATTTTGATAAAATCTTTTTCAGTAATCTCAAAAGAAGCACCCATTAAAGCTTTGTAAGAGCTTGGAGTTTCTTTGAATTTAATACCTAACGATTTAGCCGCAGTTTGAGCCAACTTAAGAAGCTCAGATTTTGAAGATTCGTTCATTTTGTTTGATGCACGAGTATTGAGTGCTTTGGTTGCCCCAGCTTCGTTCATTTCCATATCCGCTTCGGTAGATAGGTATAATGCAAATCCACCCGGAAGCATGAAAGCGATATAACCTTCCTCGAAATCCCACTCGATATCGTCGATACCATGGGCTTCCAAGTCTTTAAGAGCTTTCGCTTTGCGAACTACCGAACGAAGTTCTTTTTCTTTAATTTGGAAAACCGGAGATTTAGGATCACTGAAAGTGTAGTTATCCATTGTTGGGATTACCCCCAACAATTTTCCGATTCTAGCGGCTTCCGCTTTGAATTCATTTTTGTTCATTTTAGCCCCTTATTAGATCATATAAGAAGGAACTTTTAAGAAACGGTTAACTTTAGGAGCCTCGGATTCGTTCATTTCCATACCCGCTTCTTCAGATTCGTTGATAGCAGCACCAATTACTGGAACTTGAACGCCACGTTCGCCTTCGCGGCCAGTTTGAGCTTTGGCTGGGGTATCTTTAACTTCGCCAGCCATACCAGGATTGTCGTTAGTTTGAACGTCTGCATCTAACACAGAACCGACGAAATCGTCACGACCGTTGTTAGCTAATAAATCGATGATACGTGGAGATTCTTTCTCGCCAGAAGCATAATAACCAGATGGATCGTTGTCTACCACCGTTGAGCTAACGTCTTGGTGACGATGACCGCCGATATCTTCGTAACCACGCAATACATCACGTAACGTGTATTCTGCGCGTTCTTCTGCGTAACGATCATATTCATCATCTTCTGGGCGGAAGCCGCGAGCGCCATCGTTACCGTATGGAGCATCCGTGTGACCTACACCAAGTTCAAATTGACGAATAGTATCGCGTAAAATTTCGATTTCTTCGTTAAGATCTTGGATTTCTACATTTTTAGAACGAAGAATTCCTACAAGATTCTCCATTAGTGCTTTATCAGCCATTTCATTATCCTCTAAGTTTTCAGTTGTATGAATTGCTTCGTCTTCCTCGCTTTCAAAAACTCCACTCATAGTGGCAGATTGATCGCTTGGATTGGTTACAATGTCAAAAGTGATTAAGTTGAATTCTTTTACTACTCTATCTGGGCCTACGTTTCCGCTGGCGCGAGAACTTACGGAGATTTTAACGCCGTGGCGGATCATAGATTTGATAGTTTCTGCTTGTGGGGTATCGAAGATTACCGCTTCACCCATTACGTAATCGCCTTCGATCCACAATTTAGTGATCTTAGCGACAGCGTTTTTAGGATCTACCGTTAAGCGACCTTTTGGATGCTCCCACTCCATCAAAGTGTTGATAGTACCATTCTCAATTTGGGTTTGATATTTCGCGACTTCGCGTTCCCAAAGAGCTCTTGGATAGATACGTTTGTTGTTATTTATCTGTTCGATTGTAGCGAATTTTCCGCGTATATAGAAGAACTTTTCTTCATCTTGAATTCCTTCAACAAGTTGGAATTCATGCAATTCGCTTTCGCATAAAGCATTTAATGCATTTTGCGAGTTCTGATCTTCGTTAATGATTTCCGGATTCATTAGTTGACCTTGTGTTACTATATTTTATGATTGTTATTTATATTTAATTCTTACGATTTTTGCGTTTAGGCGCTTCAACTAAAGTAAGTTCGTCGCCTTTAATCGCTTGTTTAAACTCTTCAATATTTAATTGATAGAGGTTTTTGGGTAACCCGGATTTTAAGTAAACTCGATAACAACTTCTTGGAAAATTTTTCTCTCTTAATCGATTAAAGAACTTGGTTCTTTTAACATTAGAGTCTAGCAATTTTGTTTCATCCAGGTCCAAAAACTTGTTCAACAACTTGAGCAACTTCTTCTTTCCAATCTTATCCAACCAGTTGATGTTGAAGCAAAGGTATCTGGATTTCGAACTTCTAAGAACTAACGCCGTTGGCGTCTTATCCCAACGCTTTGCGGTTTGGGCTTGATATCCATCAATCTTACAAATCATCCCGGTAGCCATTTTGGTGACTTTCTTCAATTGCTTTGCTCCGTTAGTTCTTCGTCTCAGTACGCATATTATGCATTAAAGCATCAAACAAATCTTTAGCATCTAATTTGTAAATTCTTGGCTTCGCCAAAGCTTTACGATGATAGAGACGATAAGCTTTCTTGGTAAATCTAAATCTCCGGATTGCTCGAATAATTGGGATCATCTCCAATCTGGATTTGTTTTGAATATCTTTACTTATAAGAAAATTCATCAATTTAGTCTTTTCAAATCGACTCAACCAGTTTACGTTTATACCAAACACGTGATGTTTATTCGCTCGAATAACAATCACTACCGGGTTAATATCGTAAGTTTTTGGAGTCAACGCAATGTACTTGGTATAAATGAAATTTCCTGGAAGGAATGCCGTAGTGGCGGTAACCGCTTTCTTTGTTCGTCTCCAACCTCTTACTAATTCGTTAGCTTGGGATTTGCTCGGGTTGAACATCGGTACCAAAGTATCTGCTAACGACATTAACCAAAGCTCCCAAACACATCATCAATTTTAGTTTTGGAAGTTTTCTCTTTTAGAGGGTTTTCCGACACTACTAATTGCTCTTCTTCTGAGAAATTTTTAATATCTTCAGTGTGTGAGTTTTGGTGACCGAAAAATTGATCAATCCCTTCCAAAGTTTTAATGGTAGGAGCTTCAATCCTAGAATCATTTTGATGAACTAAATCTACCGCAGAGCGGTCAAACGAGTAAGATTTTAAACTTAATTGATAACAAGCAGGAGTATTAGAATAAACAAACTTGTTATTAACTCCAGGAACATGCAATTGACAATCCGTAATCTCCATCAATTTTCCGTTAGGGAAGACCAACAAATTCGAAATGATCTCTTTTGGATGGATGTTACCGTTTTGATCCTTTAGAGGTTCCAAAGATTTCAAACTGACAAAAACTTGCAAGGTATCGTCATTGATTAAGCCATAGTTATTGAACGCAAATTGCAATCCATTTGGATATTCTTCGTTTTCTGCGAGTAATACGTAGAATTCCAAAGCATCGCGATAAAGATCCGTTTTGAGAGTTTTAAAATCACCAAAAACGCGATTCGCTAGCAAACTAGCTTCAGCAATTTCGTGAGCATTCGACTCCCAAGAATCCATCAGTTTCTCAGTTACTAGGAATCGCACTGGAGTTCCATACAAACGAATCAACTCGTCAATCATTCCAGTGTTTAGACTATAGTCTGGTTTTTGGTGAAAATTAAAATTCATATGATCTATTAACTCGATTAGCTTACTTTGATGTTACGAATGATCGGTTTGCGTTTATGGCAAGGGTTAACAATAATAATGGATCTATTATAAACCCAATAGCTAAGATCGCCAGTTTCAGAATCAATCGCTTTTTGGACTTCGTCCGCATATTCGAAAATGCTGAGACCTGCGCGAGACATAGCCGCATCTCCGGTAGGGAATACGTAGATTCGATCTAAGCGATCATCACACATATAATGTAAGCGACCCATCTGAGCTTTTAAACGCATCATTGGATAAGCGATATCATAAGGACCAACTACACTAAAGTGTACATTTCCTAATTGATAATCCTTCTCAATCTCTGCGATTACGCGCATTACTTGATCTTGGATGAATTCGTAAACGTCTTCTTGTGTAGTGTTGACTACGTTCGGGATAGTAGCATTTGTAGGTACCCCAGAAACTTCCGGAGATTGAAGAACTTTTACAAGCTCATCGCGTTGTTGGGAGTTCTTTTGGAATAATACCCAACCGTGTAATGTTGCACTAAAAGCTTCCGGGGTGTACATGCGAACTAGATCTTCCACCGCGTTAGAAGTGAATCGCATATTCTTACGAGTATTGCTAACATCATACATGTCTACTGGACTGGATAAAAATTCAATTTTACCAGTAGGATTGTAAGTATCAAAATATGGTTCCACCCATTGGCTAGTAGGACCTTTAGTCTTCACTACCGGCATAACTTCCGCAACGGCGGATTTTGGCAAAGTTTTGATGGCGCTAGCAATCAGGTTATCGGTTGTTTCGCCATCTAATTGACTTAATACGGCATTTGCGCCGTCTTGGTAAGTTTCCATTTTATTTCCTTTAAGTTAAAATCTTTCGTTATTTCGCCGGAGCGCTAAATTGATGCATCTGAGAGCTTTCTTTCCACTCTTTCCAATCCCCGTAGAATTGGCGAGCCCCTTGATCGTAAATCTCCACGTCGTTAGCCACGAAGGCTACCGTAAACTCGACGATTTGATTTTCGGTAGCATTTGAAAAACTCAGTTGACTGACGTTTTCAATACTACATCTTTTCAAAGACATCAAAGGTTTAGATCTCCAGGAATCTCGTTCTAATCCGGTAGTATCGTTATGATATCGGTCACCATAATCGCTGTCCTTCGAAATAAACACGTTGAACGTGTAGTCATCGAAATAGCGATAAGCTTGTTCGCGGAATTGGGCAGTGAACATTTTAAAAAATTCAAGTTGCCCGCTATCGTAAAATGTCATACTAAACTTGTACTGATCCGGTAAACCGTAGTTATGAGCCCATCGGTTACCCACCCAAGAAGAAAGTTGTTGCGCGCCAATTTGTGGCAATTGAAGATCTTTAAGGTGCAAACTCAAGCGCTCGTTATCTTTAGGCGACCAAGCTAGGATGTTACCGGTACCCTTCGCCTCATTATCATAATACAAGGTATCCGCGGGAGCGTTTGGGTTGTTGAGCATTTTATAGTTCCAAGCAAAATAAACCTCGAAACTATTAGCTCTATCCCAGGGAATTTGATAGGCAACCTGTAGCGCATCAGTAAATTTCATTCAGATGAATTCTCCTTATAATATACAAATATTTAATAAATTTATCTAAACACTCGAACTTTAGGATCTAACGTTTTATCAGTTAATGGTAAGAATTCACTGTAAGTGAAAGTAACCGGATATGTTACCAGTTCGTTTTGTTTATCGTCCCCGTAATCTACCGCGCCGATATCACTTACGAAAGCATTTTGCATGACGTAACCCATAACTTTGTTACCGGTTTGATCTAATTGATAAACGCGAATATCCGTTTGATAGTTTGGTAAACTTGGATTATATTCTGGTCTTAACAATGCGGTTTGGATATCATCGAAAACATTACCCAAATTGAAAGGCGCGCGATCCTCGCGTTCAAATAGATCCGTTTGCAAAGTTAGCAATCGAGCTTGAGGGTTACCCATATCTTTGTAAACGTTCAATGCAGTATGCTGTAAACGGCTATCATCAATTTCTCGGAACCATCTATCCAGATTTTTACGAAGTAAAAGGGCACTGTCATCTTCGAAAGTTAAAGTCCAAGTATCGTTAAAGTTGGTTTCCCCACGAAGATTGTATTTTCGACCAAATCTCCACATACTAGACGTATGCATGCTACGTTGTGGAAAACTGGTCGCCTTACAAAGAATGTTCCATTTCCAAGGATGCTCGCCGCCATGCAAAGGGATGGTAAACTCTAATAAGAATTTGTTGGTACGAACACCAGCCCCTCGGTTTAGTTGCTCCCGCAAATCTCTCCAAGTAGTGTGGATAGCTTCCGGGTTAACCATCGTCTCTTCATCGCCGTTAGCTTCCGGAGAAATAATAGGATGCTTATCATATACCGATCTTCCCGTATACGGGGTCATTCCAAGTTGTTCGCGAGGACCGCGATACGTTGGATAATCATAAGATACCGGTTTACCTGGAGGAACTTTGCCAGTGTTTGGATCTACTTTTGGGTCAACCCAAAATTCCCCAAGAGCCCCAGTTCCTTTGTATAAGCTGGAAGCTTTACTGAAAGCGTCCACTCCGTTGACCTTAGTCAATTTGTTTGAGTAAAAGTTTTTGTCAACCTTGACTCTTTGAAACTCATGGCCTTCCGGAGTTTGCCAACCTTCTGGATGTTGTTTAGTAACGTTAAGATGATTCTCGTACGTTTCGTTATGCAAATCGATTGGAGAACCTGTCGATTTTTCGCCGGTAGCGAGATTTGTCTTTCTTTCCATTGATAAAATATTAGTTAAGTGTTATTAATATAGATTACTTTAGTATGTAAAAAAAAATTTTTTTAAGAGTTGTTGAGTTTTGGTGACCGAAACTTTCAAATTGCAAAATATAAAAAAATCTCCAAGAAATCGCTTTCGCGAAATTTTGGAGATTGTTTATTATATTAAAACTTACTTTACTTACTCTATTTACTATAAGCCGCTTGATACTTCGTATACAAACTATGCACCGCTTTTGGAGTATTTTGTTTGAAGAAAGCGTAATCTTCTAAGTTTTGAATTACTTTAGTCGCTGAGATATCCGCATCGGATCGCTCAATCTCTTGCACATCAATTCCTGGAGCTTTCAATAATTGACGCTCATACTCTTCTTTACGATCGCTTCCAGCGTACAAGTGATTGATGTTGATCTCTGCTTTCTTCAACGCGGTAAAGATGTTACCGGAAACTAATTCGATGATTTTGATATTTGGAAATGCTTTCTTCAATGCTTCCAAGCGCAAATCTTTGGTATCTTTTGTATCCGCGGAAGTTACCAAACCGATTACAATTTCATCGCATTCTTTGCGCGCTTTGTCAATCATTTTGACGTGACCGTTGGTCAAGATTCTAAATTTGCCAAAGACCAAACCGCCGTTATTACCTTTCAACGCTTTCAAGTAGAACATCTTCGCGTTAGTTTGGATGTCGTCCATTACCGTAGCCTGATTTTTCTTTGAATGAACGCCTTCAAAGTTAAGTTGTTTGATGCGTTTAGCAATTTCGTTCAATCCAGTTTTGATGTCCTGAGTTTTAGTATCGTTAGCAATTTGACGAGCTACTTCTAAAACATCGTCCCAATAAGCTTGCTCGGCTTTCGGATCATCTTCCATCCAGCGCAACTTTTTCTCAGCTCTGGCAGATCTATCTAATTGGTAGGTTTGTTGGGCTTTATACATTTGGTTACCTTGATGCAACACAATGCCTTCTTCCTTACCACCAAATTCACTTTCTACGTTAACAAAAGCTTCAACTAAAGTATTGAAGTAGGTTAAAGGATCAGTTTCCAAAGATTTCAAAGTCATTCTACGAGATTTGAGTTCGCTGGCTAATACCTTGTTTTTAATTCCATTCAACATAGTATCCGCTGGGAATAGCACCCCCTCAAACAGAACTGGTGGAGTAATCAATTTCAACGCGTCAGCGTACATTTTGACGTTTGCAGTTTCGAAAGTCTCTGAGTTTGTTTTAAGTTTACCAAATCGAAGTTCCGGTTTAGCTTTACCATATCCAAGAACAATGATAGTTCCAGTTTTAGTATATTCCGACATTACGGTATTTTTGGTTACCAAGAACTCACAGAAGATTTCCGTATTGTTTGGGATTTTGTTATAATCGCTAGCTTTTAGTTTTTCTAAATGATCAAAAACTTTATCAAATTGAGAGTTACCAATACTGACTTGATCCGCTC